TCAATCATGTCAATAAAGTGGCTATAGATATCCGCATATGGAGCCGAGTCCCGCTTATCGTCCGCCATCCCCGCCTCAACAGTCAGTAGCTTTACAAAGGCCGAAGTCTATAGAAATCCAACATTTCTTTCACATCATCAACACTATGGACAGTTCCTGCTGCAGCCCCAGCTTTTCTTAATGCAATAAGTTTATATGCCTGAAGTCGTGTAAGGGACCGTCCTGGCCTCTTTACCTCAATGGCAACATATCTTCTCTTGAGACACCCCGTAATATCTGGCTTGCCGCTCACGGATCCTGGGGGCGATACTTCCCAATCAGATTCAGGTAAGCTACGCAGGAAGCGCATAATCTGACGCTTGATGGTGGACTCACTGCTCGACTGCACAACATTCCTCTGCAAGGCAGGGCAACTCACACCTCGACTTCATTACAAGACATCACACTGCTGTTCAACCCTCGACTTCAGCGCGCTTCACGATAATTTCGCCCCATTACTCGACTTCATTTCACAACATTCCGTAACAGCCCACCACAATCCTCGACTTCACTTCACAGAAGTGCACGACACCCCATAGCTCGACTTCACCCCATCCCATGCCATCACAGGGCAACCCATGCCTCGACTTCAAATCATCACAAACAATGACACCCCAACTCAACCCTCGACTTCCTTACATAACAATTCACAACAGGACAGAACGCAACTCGACTTCAGGCCACAACAAGAAAGTCCACGGCACCTCGTGACTCGACTTCACTACAGGTCAAAGCACCCCCCGGCACGTCGGAGCAATCCTCGACTTCATCACGGGTCAATTCACTAACAACACACACCTCGACTACAACTCAACTGATATCTGGCAGCAAATTGTCCGGCAAGCTGATTTTTTTAATCCTAGCCTGAAGCACCAACTTAGCAGCGTCCATCTTCAATTTTGCATTCAGGTAGGTAACACCTTTAAGTGTTGTGTTGATGCCGTCGACCGCTTTAGAGTCAATGTCGCCAACCATTTGTTTATTGTAGAGATCCTCATAAGCCTCACTAATCTCTGAAATAGTCCTAAGCCTTTTTCGCTGTTTTTCTGCCATGGTCATTTCTCCTTTCAATGATTTTAAAGATATATTTCCCCTCCCCTGCCGACCTCTCACCGCCAAATCCATGAACGCTACCATATTCCATGATAGTTTTAAGATCATCCAGTTTAACCGCTCCACCAAATACTTTAAGATGAAAATCGAGCCTTGCTGGTTCTACCCACTCGAATGTCTTAATAGCATTAACTGGCCGACCCCTTTGATCCGTACTGTGCATGGGTTTAGTTATTCGCCCATCATGGTCTGAGACTAATTTACCGTCTGGCCGCAAAATCGGTATGAAGTAATTGTCAGAATCGCCTACATACACACAGTTTTTTGTTCGGGCTGTCAGGGACTTTTCGCCTTGAACATACCCCACATAATGCCAAGTAACAATTCGGGCACATTCTTTAATATGCGCCCTAACGCTATCTGATCGCATGACCACAGAACCGTTTACTTTTTGGAAAACATTAACGGCAGGCTCTTCTTCGCCTTCTTCTAAGGTAGCGATTATTTCTTCCTGAATTTCAGGAATGCTTTTTCCGCCAGGGGGTCTTACCTTTGGTGCTCGGGCCTTCAAAACCGTTTCTAATAAATCTGGATTTCCAGGTACAGACCCACATAATTTTCTTACAAAGGTCCATACTACATCATATTCCGTCCATAATCCGTCCATACAATCCTCCTATAAAGTTATCTTATCTGCCACTATCCTTCCTCTCCTGCCATGTCAATATCGAGTTACGAATAAACGCCTGCATAGGTGTCAACTCCTTGGGCTTCGGTCGCCATATACGGCGCCAGAAGCTTTTCCAGCGGCCAGGCACACGGTCATGTTTGCGAAGGGCGATCATGCTGATACTGCCTTCAATGCCGCCTTGCAGATCGCAAAAGGCATCTTCTCAATCCCAAAGTTCAACGCTGTGCCACAACGAAAGTCAGGTGCGGTGTTGTCGCCCTTTTGAAAGTAAACCTCGTCTGCGTCTATGCCCCAGTCGTAGCCGTTAGCGTGCATCTTGAGTAGGACCTCCCATGCGGAGGAGATATCCTTTGATGGCTTAAATCCTAGAATAACTCCCGTTTCCCCTAAAAAGTTACAAGGGCTTACCATGCTTTGCTCCCATCTCATCACCCTCTCCGCTACAAGAACATCCATCTCAGGGCCAGCTTCTAGCTTGTCTATCTCGTCGTGGGTCATAAACACGGCCTCCATGTCATTCTTGTTATTAATTCGCCGTTCTTCTCGGGATAGTTTGTCCAGACCTCTATCCAATATTGAGTCTGGTATGCTCCATATCTAATGTAGTCGTAGGGCTTTGAGAAATCGGCCTTCTCTATCCGTGATCCGCAATTACTGAATTCAGTAATACCAGCAGCACATCTACCGTCTCCAATTTCATAGACCTTAATAAGAATGAGAAATATCCAAAGACAGGTCATCCAACAGCGCATCACTCCACCACCTCCAACGTAATCCGCCCGAGAGGCCCCATGCACTTCCAGGCCTCCAAGGCACAGTTAAAGCAGATCCTCATATCCATTTCATCGGATATGGCCCGATGGGTTATCCTGTTGGGCTCAAGGCAGCGGGTGCAGGTGGGACTTGCTGGTTCGCGATTAAGAATATACCGATCAAACACATGAGGTATAGTTATCATGTTCATCTCTTCCCCCCTTGATTCCCAAACCCTGTACCATGACCGGCGTTAGCAAGGGCTACGGCTGTCTTTGCAGCATCTTTCACAGCACAAACGCGACACACAACAAAAACTTTAGGCGAATCCATCCGCCATGGATGTTCTTCTCCGCAGGTCGGGCAGGTGCGCCAGTCTACTTCTCTATCTTGCGGCATGATCAGCATGAATGGTTCTTGTTTCTTCACAACTACAACATTTTTGAAGAATGTGGCCATCGGAAAGGACCATCATAAATGGTCCCCTATAAATGTGCCAGCAATGGGTGTGTTCGCTCATAGTTTCTCCTTTGCGGATATTGGTCAATACCCTCCCTCCGAATTGTCGCACCACCTGCATGGCTCACCGTTTTCGTGGATCTCCCCAAATTCGCATTCTTTATCCCAATCGTTCGGTTTTCCACCGTGAGCATGGCACATATCAGAGCGTGGGACGGCCATAGCACCGCATTTCAAGCAAATCATTGAATCATTCTCCAATCTATATTCGCGGGTGTCACTATTCATAGATGCCCATCTTGTACAACGTTTTATGTAATTTCAGGCAAAGCCGACAAAGAGTAAACTCTGCACCACAGGTTTGCCGTTCTAATTTGAATCCACCTTTATGCGCAACATCTTTCCCGCAAAGACTTCGATATTGCCCACTGCTACTGTCTTCTAATAAGTGGGCTTTGTTCGATAAACGCCGACCGATAATCATTGAATCATCTTTCTGAAAACTTCGGGCGTGATACTCTTCAACAAGTCCTCTTTATTCTCCAAGCTAGTCCACACCTTCTCATCCCACTCGCCCTGAGCCACAATATCAATCATTGTCAAGTTATCGAATATTTCTGCACCTGGCCTGTCATGCCGGCCAAGAGATTGAAGTCGGTGGATTAGCTTCCAGCCTCGGCTGTAATAAATGGCATAAGGGCAAAGCAAGGTGATGCCCTCACCGCCGACAGCGGCGTTGGTGATGAGATATCGGTAATTATTGGCGTTGAAAATATTAACAATATCCTGTCTCTCGTCAAATGGTGTATCTCCAACTAGCTTTGCTATTACAGAAGATTGAACTAACATGGAAAGAAAGTTCCAAATCATCTCAACTTCTTCCTTAAACGTCGCCCAGATAACTACTCTCTGATCCCCTATTTCCTCAAGTAAGATTTTCAATTCTTTGAGCTTAGGATTCTGTTTAAACCTATAGGTCTCTTCCCCCTCTCGATACACAAACCCATTCTCTATCTCTAGCATTTTCTGAATTCGTGGTCCGATATGAGCGGCAGTCAGAATGTGGCCATCATTAAGTTCAGTCAGATAATGGTGCTTAAGATCGCGGAGTGCTCTTTTTTGCTCATCCGTTAGCTCGACCATTCGCTTTTGAAACAACACAGGGGGAAGCCACTTGAGGACATCCTTTTTCTCAAAGCGGATCGTATAAGGTGCAAGGAGTTTTTTGATTTCCTCAACGGCCCCTGGTCTTGGCTTCATGTCTGGCCATTTCATCCAGGACTTGCCAGCGTTGGCATCATGAAGATATTTATTACGGTAGCCCCAGAAATTCAAGGGTTTACCGTTTTGCTGGAAAATCATTGGGTCGATAAATCTTCCGATAGCCCAAGCATCTTCCAGGCCATTAGTAATTAAGGTTCCAGTCATGCCCTTGGTGTAGGTAGCAGTACGGCCTAGCTCTCTAACTAGGAAGGATTGAGTTGGCTTAGAGTAGCTGCCCTTGTAAGCCTTGACGTGATGGATTTCGTCCGCTATGACGGCATCGAAGCCCTTGGCCATTAGCTCTTTGTGGATAACACGGACACCTTCGTAGTTGATTAGATAGACCTGAGTGGGCTGTGCAAGCAAATCAAGCCGTCTTTGTTTTGTGCCACGAAGGACAGTACAGTGTAAATAAGACCAAGTTTCAATTTCCTTAACCCAATTATCGAGTATTGAGTTAGGGCAAACGACAAGAGCAGGATTATCAACTGTTGCTTTTTTTCTTAGCCAAGTCACTACTGGCGCAGTTTTCCCTGTACCCACCTCCGAGTTATCCAGGGTATTAGGAGACGCGGCATGGAAGGCCAGCATCTCTTTTTGATGTTCAAAGGGGGTGGGCATTATTCCGCTCGCCAACAATCACTTACCCACTCTACCCTAAACAATGAAGCTACCTTAGATTTCATTGTCTCGCATTGTGATTTCTGCTGGAAAGGTCCAACTGTTTCTAAAAATCCAGCATACCAACCACCATCGTAAGCAAGGAAATACCAGAATAGAAGAATTATGGCTCTATGTTTCATGCCTGATATCCGTAGTATCTTCGCTGAGCCCTAAGTGTTGGCATATTCTTTTCAAGAGAAGAACAGTCTCTCTTGTGCGAGTTAAAAGACGACGATTTATCTCAGATTGTTGGCTAGCGCCCTCCTCAATCTCTTTTTGCCAATGTTCATCTAGCTCTTCAATGGTCATTTCATTCAGCGGCTTCTTCATCTTAATATCACCCCAAACGTCTTGAGTACCTTGCCGTTGAATTCATCCTGATCTTGGTTCAACACCCCTTGATCAACCAGCGTACCAACTACCTCTTTATTAATTGTACTCTGCTGAATGAGTAGATCCGTCAACCGATTGATAGTGTTGGCATTCCATCCGACTACAAAGGCCAGTATCATTATAGCGGCACAGAGGGTGTACAAAGTGAGTTTAGGGGGCATGGTTACTTCCTCCATATATCTTCTAGTTTCTCTTCCTGCAGCTCGCTCAGCGTAGCCTCTGTCTTCCTCTCAATCTGCTTCGCTATGCTTTCTATAAAACCGCGCTCCCAGTCCGTGAACCTCTCCTCATCATCCATCTCGTCCAAGAGGCATGAGATAAGGTAGTGGGCGCGACAGGTCATGGTATTCCTTCACTCAAGACCCTAACGAGATACGCATGAAGCAAATCAAAAATATCTGGCTCGCCCATAAAGAGAAATATCATAATAGTGATCGCTAAGATCGTGAAAGATATATCAATCCCATCCATAGCTATCTATTCCAAGTTACGTGCCATCTTATCCATCTGAGCCAAGAATTCCCGTGACCACAGATTGATTTTTACAGGCTTACCATCCCACCACGACGGCTCTGTTTTCGAGTCTCTGATTTTGTGCTTATTATTGGCTGCACTCATCGCTTCAGGAATCAATGCGTTGCGTTGAGCAATATATTGACAATCGTGAACATTTAATCCAATAATAATCTCCTTACCATCCTTCGTAAAAACACCTTCGTCACAATCGCAGCGCCTTTGCATCATAGGCTCCTGTCTTTTCTTGCCAACGCAGCTCGAATGGTTGACCATCGTATGTTTAAAAACTTGTGTTTTTCTATTTTATCCCCTAGAACAATACATATTCCTTTTGATTCCTCGTACCACCAAGCATCGTTGTCTTTAAAACGCCGAGGCTTTAGTTCAAGATGTTTGTTCATCGGGCGCACCAAATTATTTGTCCCATGGATCCTTCCCTCCCTGCCCCAACGTCCCTGCCGCCTCTTGTCTATCCGCCTCTCTCATGTCAGCACGCAACTGACTCTCTCTCGCTACCTGCGGCTCTCGGTGCTCAGCGCCCCGAGTCTCTTCCCCATTCTTCCCTGTCTCATATTCAGCAGTCTCGAACGATTTTTCTCGCATAGCCGTCTTGAGGTGCTGTTTAAGAAAGGCTGCTGTCTTTTTTTCCGTTTCCGTTAAGTCAGCTCCTAAAAAACAGGCCACCTTAGAGTATTTAATCTTTTTAGGATTAATACCCTCAATAAGCCTAAACTTTGTCCAAACCTCAGAGGGCTTTTTAAGTCTACCTAATATTTTGTTTACTAAGTAAGTAGGCAGACAGCCCTCATAGCCACCTCTTTCGGGAGCAGAGGTAGGTGGGAATGGGATGAGAAACGGGAAAATCGATTCGCTGTTTGCTAATAACACATATACCCTATGAACTAACTTACAGGCTTGCCCCCTCTCTTCCTTGCCTGATCCCCACTGTGAAAACTCACACTCTTTACATTGCCCATATTTAGTGCCTGTCCTCGCATCGAGACTAGAGCAATCCGGTGGACTATTACCCCCCTCATAATCCCCGGGCCAGTATACACGGGTTGGGAAATGATCTATGATTACCCCCTGGAACTCTTTTGCCATTATTGGCTCTTCACTTCCAGGAATAGACCACACAAGACTACCTCCAGTAGGTATCTTGATAACCTCAAACGATGGCACGAATCCCTCTAGGGCATCCCTAATCATCGTCTCAAACTCTTTCGGATCCGGGATCACCGGAAGTTGGGGGGCTTCATTGCCTGGTACTGACAATGGGTGTTGCTGCGTAGTTAATTCTTTGTCTTTAGTTGCCATGGTTAGGCTCCTTTCTTAGAAGACTCCAAGTAGATATAAAACGCCAAAAATAAGCAAAGCCATTACCGGAGTATAAGCCATGGCAATCGCACATCCCCAACAAAAGCTACACGCTGCTTGCCCCAACGGAGCTGGCCGTCTATGACACTGAACGCAGTCCATGATTATGCTCCTTCCGTGATTAATTCGTCTTGCCTTCTACCACATTTCTCACAATTACGCTTCTGTCTTAAATCCGAACACGCTAATTGTTTGCCTTGTATATTCAGAGGAGCACTCGTACCAGGATAGTAGTCATACCGTTTTTCATATACCTCCCACTTTGCCCATCTATGCCAGCAAGGCCAGACCATGATTAGTCCTCCTTACACCATAGTTCTCGTGATACATTGGGATCTGGCTCAAAACACAATGTCGAACCCTTTGGAATTTGAAAAATCATTGGTATCCCTGCTGATTGATGCGGGTATAAAGTCATTCCCTGTTCAAATTTCGTTTGCTTAGGATACCATCCGTTTTTATAACTCCAATAATATTCTCCGTAGCTAATAGGACTCAACAGCACTGCTACACCGAATAGAATACTGCCGATAGCAATAACAGTAAGAACGACATTTTTAATCATAATCACCCCTCCTTCTTATCCGTTACCGCCATTTAAAACCATGTTCCACAAAACCAGTCATAAAGAAAGCAACAGCCAGGGATATCGGTCCACCGATTAAACTTATTCCCCAAGATTTTGATAAATCTTGTCGGTACTCTTCTTTGGCCAATGAAGACCATTCTTTTTGAACATAGGCAAATACCATCCCAGCACTAAGCACAGCGCAGCTTAAATGAAAAATAAGGTATAAAATGAAGTAGCCCATTAGTCCTCCTTATCATTCTCCATCCTCTGCTCCTCCAACACCGTCTCGCAAGGCTCGGTCTTGCAATCGAGGCACACGACCACTCCGCAAGTATCGGCATATCTCGGGTACTCATCTGTGTGGCATGTGCAGCCGCAGGCACTCATATGTCAACACTTTCTTTTTTCTTCTCATCTCTTGTTTTGCACACAGCGAGTCGCGCTCGGCACGTTATCAACTCTTCCTCTAGTCGCTTGACTTGCCTCCCCCAATAGTGCGCCGACCATGCCATGTCACGTCGCTTTGGTGCTAGGTTAGCAACCGCACGTTCCTCCTCATATTTAGTGCGCTCTAGGTTTAATTCCTTGCACCGAGCTTCGCATTCTTCTTTTGAGGCAAAAAGGGCAGTGGCATCAATGGAACTGTAAGCATTAGCCCCCGGTGATGCAGAGGAATACATAATCTCTCCTCCGTCAACACGGACACGTTTAGGTACAAAAAGCATCGGGCTGTGTTCATAAAATATACGCTTAACAGAACCAGACGGACGCTCCATCCCATGGGAGCAACACGCACAGGCAATGGAAACCTCCGTTCCGTTCCCTTGAATCATCGTAATTGCCTTACTTCCCACACATTCGGAGCATTCGATCCATTCTTCCCTGTAACCACTTCCGGTCCACCACAAAGTAGAACCTAATTCAAACGGTATCTTTATTTCAGCCATCCCCGAGTCCCTCCCTTTGTTATCCTGACCCGCCGGCCAGTGGCCTCATTCCAGTCTTTTCAATCCTCAGACCAGCACCAGCGCAGCGGGTCAAGTTGGTTATTTCTTCTTCCTAGTCCTCTTGTACCCCTTCGACCTACGCAGTTGAATATCTTCACTGATTTTCAAATATCCCAATGCTGCCAATGCCTCTTTCTTGACTTCGTCCAAATTATTTCGCCAGGACCACAAGGTATTACTGTTGACGTAAGTCGTCTGCACAATACCGTATTCACCGTTTGCTTCGAGCCACACCATAAAATCGTCCCGAGTTTCCGGAATTATAGAGGGCCTCTCTGGCACAGCCAGATAATACTTCTCGCCATTATAATCAATAGATTGAAATTCCAGCTCTACCATAAGTGGAATAATCTGAGCATTAAGATCAGTAATAGCTGCATCTATGGCATCTAACTCCATTTCTTTCTGGTCCTTGTCCGTACTCAGAATGGCGTACTGAGAGAAGAGTTGGTTGAGGGTGGTGTCGGTAGAGGGTCTGGCCAATGTTTCACTATAAACTGTTTGGCCACCTCTTACTTGATACATAGCGTCCTTTGTTCCTAGAATTTTTGCCCCCCGATTCTTCTCGTTGTGGTCAGCACAGCCAAAACACATGAAGTAAGGACGGGAATCCCCATTGTCTACGAGTGCGACTGCAGGAGCGCCACATGGGATAAAAGTTTCTTTGGATCGTGGACTTGCTTCTTCGCAAGACTGATTCTCATTTCGTAACCTAGCTAGTAAATCCTCAATGTTAGCCGTTATTACTTCTGACATAGCTACCTCCTTTAATTATCCTGACCCGCTGGCCGGATTCCCCACCCGGCTCCAACAGCCATAGACCCCGACCTTGCTACTCCAGAAGGTAGTCTGAGCCTATGCGAGGGCTACCCAACGCTGGAACGCCGCAGCGGGCCAAGTCCTTCATTTTTCTTGACACTTCCCTTCCGTACAATATTCACAGGTCCAAACCGTATCCCGGCAAGTACATGGTCCCTTGGTCACATCACACTCGTAGTCGCATTGGCATTTGTGGTAGTGCCAGCCGGGGTCGGAGACGATCATAACAGCACTATCACTTTCTCTGGTCGCGGATTCTTGGGTTTGAGCATCCATAATTTGACTAATCGAATAAGATCCGTTTTCGCTTCTTCAAAACTATCTGTACCAAACCCAGATAATTCTTCCAGCGGGAACCAAACCCAACAGGCTGCCCGATATTTAAAAAGATCAGAACCTACACTGAAACTATAACGAACCTTTATCTTCATGCCCTCTTCCCCTTCTCCCTCTCTAATATCTGCTCAAGCTGTCTCTGATAAAAATGGAAAGGGGCTCCACCATCCCGCCATCTCTCTATGCTTCGCACACTAGCCTTGAGCCGCAGAGCAAGGATTTCCTTTTTAAAGCCGAGCGTCTCGATTAGATATTTTGTGATGTTTTCCATAAATCAAAAAAAATAGGTAGGGGGGAGTATCCATTCCCCCCTACCCGCATGGTGTACCGCCTTCCGCGATACTGTTGCGATTTGAGTTGTCGATGACATTTAATCCGTTGCATAAATCTAATTGCAGTCGCTCTACCTCTAAGCTATCGGGCCATATAGAGGCCCGAGAGGGATTTGAACCCACGTCTACCGCAAGAGTTGTCAACGGAACTCGATTCGACAACCGCAACAATGCTGAGTCTCTTGGGAATAATCTAAATTTGATCGGACTTAAAGCGTCTGCCAATTCCGCCACCCCGGCATATATAAGCCGGGGGTAGGATTCGAACCTACACGTCCGTTTGTTCAGTTTGACCATGAGATTCAGCTTCCCCAAGCTATTTAAGCAAATAGATAGTTAAAAATTCGGTCCCCAACAGATACCCTGGGAGCTTCCACCTCGTTCGCCTTCTCTCTCGCAAACTTCACTGCCTTTAGCAAGGCACCCAGACGACCCAAGATGATTCCTTGTCTGGGAGCTGGCATTGCGCCACTGTGCTTGATGGTCTCCCAATACCCCACCAAGATATCTTCAGTAATTATTTGAGTCTGAGCAGGATGTTCCTTGGTAGCATCGTAGAGAACAATCGGAGTCTGTGTCTTTTTAGTGCGGTGAGTGGAGATGGCATTGGTCTTGTAAAGATCCGTGTTCGGATCCGAAAACCAATCTTCCACTTCATCCAGCACTGGCAACTTGGTAACAAAGGTCCTAAGATCGACAAGCTGCTTTTCCAGAGACAAGAGGAACGTCACGGGTAGTTCCTCAATCTTTAGATCGCCCTCTTCTACACTCAGGTCCCCGTGTGCCCCCATGTTCGCAGAATCTTTCTGAACTGCAACGTCCATAGCATCCCCAAGGGACCCCGCGATCTTCTTGAGAATAGACTCGACGTTAAACTGAACCTTCTTGTGCTCTGGCGGGTAGGTTTCTCCAACTTCGTCCTTGGGCCTATAGGTCTTGGCAAACCCCTGAAAAAGATCGGGTTTCTGAATGACTTTATAGGTCTCGGTGAGTTCGGCATAGGCCCGACTCTTGACCCCCTTTTCGATAGCTATCACTTGATTGAGCTTCGGCATAACTACCTCCTGTTAAAATTGATTTCTATCATGCCGCTCAATTTATGACACTTGCCGACACTTGTCAACCCCCTTTATCAATTATTTTCAATTTATTTTAAGGAGGAGGGTGCCAGGGGACGGGCTACTAGGAATAGAGGCAAAGAGCTTATTGACCCCTATTAGTGGTAGGTTTGGTTAGAAAACAGACCCTCTATCAGGGGCGTTGCTCTTAATTGATTCGTTAATTAATTCTTCCATAGCGATTAGCTCGGCCTCTGCGAGGCGAAAGGCTTCTTCGTATTTTTCTAATTGCCCATGAGCAAGGTAGTAATTGGCAATTAGATAATAAGGATAGTAAACATCACGGTGCTGCTTGATTTCTAAAGCAATCTCTACGGGGTAAACCCCGAAATAAATCAATAAATTAACTCTCTGTTTGAGAATGTCTGTTTTTTCCTCAAGCTGTAAAATCAGGTCAAGATTCTCAATGAGTGTTGCTCGGTTAATAATTGGCGGGGTACAGGCAAAAAGAAAGAGGGCAAGAATCAGGATGGAGGTTTTCACGGAAAGAACTCTTTGCTCGCCTCCGCTTTGAGCCCATCTTCTATAATCTTAGGACAGCGGTCCAGGGTAATGCCCGACCCATTCAGGTAGCGGTACAGCACGGCTCGCTTCCATATTGGCAGAGTGTCGGCCCAGGCCATCATCTCATCCTCAGCGGTCTTGAGTAGGTGGGCTTTGTTTTGGGTCATTGTTTCTTAACTTCGTCCGGTGCATCGAACCAATATTTAACAATCAAAATAGCTACGCCCATAAATGCCTCGGGAGCTACTAGCCCCATGAAAAACCCGGCAATTATAGCAGCCACGATTGCTAGGGTAGCAACGGGCCTGACGAGAGAGCGGAAAATTTCTATATACATCATAGCCTCCCTATCTAGGGCACAAGGGCGCCCGGCCTGAGCCCCTTGCTCCTCGCCTCCCTCATTCTTCTCAACTCCTGCTCCATAATCATCTGTTTGATATCGGAGATATTCTTGTCTATCGTTCGCACATCCTCTTGGGTATCCTTAACGTCCTGCTTAATTTCTTGCGTGTCGTCTCGGATATTGTCTACCATGGTCTCGACAACAGACACCCTGGCCCTTGAGTCAATCGCACCCTTACGCAGTTCCCTTAACTCCCCAGACATAGAGGTACCAAGGAAGCCCAAGACTCCCAGAAAGGCCAGCATTATGCCGGCAAGGAGCCAGCGAATAAGCATTGTGTTGTTGTTGGGTGCTATCATGGTGTTGTCCTCCTAAACCCATTCGTTAGTTCGCCATTGTCTAACAAGCCTCTCCGCCCTATCCCCTACCTGTTGAGCCCAACGGGAATTAAGCATCTCATCTCCAACCCTATCGTGGTCTCCGGCTTCTGCTGCTCTTAGCATCCTCCTGAAGCTCATAAGACCATGGATCCCGAGGTTAAAAGCCATGTTGACAAGTACGCCAAATCGGGGTTGAGATAGTTGTTTCGTCCAGGGCAAGCGACTATGTAAATCGTTTACGAACATACCGACATGCTCTCTCAGGATAATTCTTGCGGTCTCTTCACTAAGGGGTGGCCCAGTTTCAAGTGAATAACCATACCCTACAGTCCAATGGCCAAGATGATCTCTGTAGGGCCTAGCCCTAAATCCTTCATCTCGGATCAGCATCTCCTCAACATTTTTTATCGCCATGTTGCACTACCTCCACTTCAGTGGTACAGCGAGAATAGAGGGTTGAATCATGGAATGGCTAATCATAATATTGCTTTTGATCTTGGTCTTAGGTACTGAACTCGGGCAAGAGATCATAGCCTTTATATTTTCAGCTATATTTTTGATTTTTATCGTCATACTAGCGGTAGTCCTAGTATATGCCCTGGTGTAGATGTTCACTGAGTTAGCGAGAGAACGCAGGCAGCCCTTCGCTGAAAGTCTCTTCGATTTTTTGTCTCCCTGCTTGTAGTAACTGCCTTCCTCCTTCTACTGTCCCCGTAACAGCAATCTTGGCCCCTGCACGAGTTGCCTCATCGATTAATTTGGCAGCAAACTTAATTCCTTTGGGAGTGTTGGCGTCTATACCGAATCCTTCTGTTAAAAACTTAGCTGTTTTTGGATTAGTAAACATCTTTGCTAATACTCGTGGTGCAATCAGAAAAGTTGATGAAACAAGCCTTTGTCCACGTCTGGCTAAATTTACTATCAATCCAGCAGTTTTAAGTTGCACCAATACTTTCCCGATATTCGTTTCTTTTCCTTCTTGAAGGATTGTTGCCGTTCTAGCAAATTTTTTGAGTTCAGATAGCGTCCCATGTCCAAACGATTCTCTCAATGTCGGGTCTCCGAAAACATTGATTGCTTTTAATAAGCCCTTCCCACTAATATTCTGATTTGCATCTGATGCTCTTTTGAAAAGTATATCCATAGCAGGACCACTATAGCTTTGAAACGCCTCGGCTCCTGCAGCTCTTCTTAGTCGTCGGATGTCAGTAATGTTTCCAGGCTTGAAGGTTGCCCTAGCAACTACTTCAGGATTTTTCTGCAGAATCCCACGAATAAATGGATTCCTAAATCCTTCAACTCCATTTCTATGTAGAGCATTAGCCGTTCTCCATAATTGAAAGGCCTCTGGATTTAAGGATTTGCCAGCCTCTTCTAACGAATTATCAACAGAACTGGCAATTCTCCCTGAAAGCGAACTGGACGTTAATCCCTCTCTTCCTCGCGTTAGAGCAAGTAAATCTGATCTCAACGCTGCTCCCTGAGAAAAAGTAACGAAGTCTGCTTCATCTAAAATCTGAGAAGCAATATCTGTTCCTGTCTTAGAGGGTGTTAAAGAAACAGGTCTTCTTCGTAGGCTCTGTAATGCAATCTGTTTTGCCGGTCTCAAGTCAACCCCAAACCCCGCTGAAGCAATCTCTTCGGCGTTCGCTTCCCCTGCGCCAATACGCCTTATTAAATTCGATAACGCGGTAGATTGTTGCATTGGTTGACCAGCGGCGGTAAACAATACGGGAGGAGAAACAGGCGGCTGAATACCCGCTGCGATCCCTTCAGTGCCTAAATCCCTAGCTGTGGTCTCGATTGTTTCTGCAACACCAGGTTTAAATGCACCAGGACCTTCCTTTGCAACCTTCTCTCTAGCTGCTCTCATCATTTCATTGTCTACCCGTTTATACAAACCGGATATCACTGATTGAAAAGTATCTGCCCGACCTTGAATTGCCCCTTGAATAACATTACCCGCAATATCTGGATCTACTTTCTTCCCAAACTGTTCAGCAAACTCACCGCCAATTCTATTGATAAAAGATTGCTGTGCTTGTTGGCTCTCTATTATTATTCTTCCAGAAGAGGGCGCTCCTTCTGCGATATTATCAAGTACCTGAAGTATGAACGAACGTGATACTTGCGCTGGTCGTACAGTGATTCCAGCTTCTCGTGCCCCTTTAATAAATGGAAGGTCTTCGACCTTTGCTGATCCGGCAAAAGGACCAAGGGACTTTTTCGCAAGCCCAACCAATCCTGCCCCCACCAACTCCCCCGTTACCTGTTCACCGATAACTCTTTTAGTCTCTGGTTCTCTGCCTTGAAACCTGGCACCTACTTCTTCGCCGATAGCGCCACCGATACCAGAAGCAATAACTCTTTGTGAAAGCCCAGTGCCTATCTTTTGTAGAACTTTCGGCAAAAAACTAGCTGCAGCCCCGATACCACGACCTAAAAGTGCAGGCCCACTAATGCCGCCGATAAGACCCGGCAAAGCATTAACAAACCCCTGAATCTGTTCTTTTTCTACTGCAGGGTCAGTGCGTGGCTGCCCAGCCTGAAGTTGTCGGCTTATAACATAATCATCAACTGTTTGGATCTCGCCTGAATCAATCATTTTCTGTAATAATGGACGTTCAGCTTCTGAAATCTCAATGGACCGTCCAGTTTTTCTGTTCTTAAATGTCGGCATTTTACTCTATAATTAAATCTGGATTCTTTAACAAGGGTATAGATGTAAAACTTTCGACGGTTCGATTACGAAACGCTTTCAAGCTTCTGTTGAATTCTTGTGCAAGTGCTTTTCTCGTTGTAAGGAGCTGGGTGAGTCTTCTCTTTGGATTTGTAAGCAACCCTCCTTCACCCAAAGCCCTAAGTGCTCGTTTCGCATCAAAGTCACTAGGTCGAGATTCGTTTACTAAACTTCGAAGTTCCGTTAATGCTAAATTGTAAGCAGCAACTCGTTTTTCTTCCCCAGGAGTAACTGCCGAAAGAGGAATTAATTGAGCATCGAGAACTGAAGCAACCGTATTATTCCTGATAATTGCCTCACGGACAGCATTTGAGAATGTCCCTCCTCCAGCGAAGTCTACTCGCAATATCTCGATAACTTTATCAATACGCCCAATAACTTGCTCTTTAGCAAGGAATCTTCCTGTCTGAGCTTCTGTAAGAATCCCTAATCCTGCCTCAGCCAACCCCTTTTCTCTAGCTTCTGCAAGTCGGTCAGCACGAACTTCATTTCGTGCCTGGACTCTTATTTCTTCACGCTCTTTATTTGTCGGTACATCCGAAAAACGCTTGAACCCTCTTGCTTGAAGAATCGCTTCAATCTTTTCCCCCACACCCCCGAGTTTCTTCGGTTCCCCTGGTGCCCCCTCTGCTATCACCACGGGTTGACCATCGGGACCGACCTCGAACCGCCTGCCTTCTTTTCCTAGTGTAAATTGCTCCGGTGGCTCACCCACAAGGGCCTTTATTAAAGGAAGCCCCCCACCTAATAGAGCATTCGGATCACCGGACCTTCTCAAAGCACCAGCAACACTTCTAATAGGTTTCGGAATAGTCCCCGTAACGGGTCCAGGCTCTAAGGTTTTAACCCCACGGGGAGTGGTTTGAGCAAGAATCCCCTCGCCCCCCTGAATTGGGGCTTGCTGTGTGGTCGGTATGGCCCTAAAAGCCTCAATAGCAGATTGCTGCAACCCCTGTTGCCTAGCCACCGGATCCAATCTCAGCCTCTGTAGGTCCTCGGCCTTGGCACCAGCTATCCCGCCTACCCCCCTGGACAAAAGACCGGATAGCCGCCCCAGGGTCGTATCAGGGACGTTTATGGCTCTCTGGGGGTTAGTTATGGCCCCTAAAGCCCTTAAAAGCAGCTCCTGGCCTGTTATGGGCTGCGCAGTGCCTGGGACTCCTTGAGCCGTTGAACTAAAGGCCTGTGCAATCTGGTCCATCTAGCGTCTCCGAAGCAATTCTTCTAAGGTCTGGGGAAGTCCGCCACCTGTTCTAACCACAAATTGTTGTAAATTAGGGGGTGCCGCTGGGCGAGGTCCTATATTGGCCGGTAGGCTGGGGGGCGCCACGGGCTGAGGACCGCCACCTTGAATTAATTGACTCGCTACGGTACCAGCAAGGCCGCCGCCAATTAAACCTCCGACCCCACGACCAATCTGATTGCTAGAAAAGCCTAACAATCCGGTGCCTTGAGCGGGACCAAGAGCTAATCTTTCTTCCACAAGTGGGCCAGCAAGCCCAGGTAGTCCCGTTGCTCCTGTTATCTGCCCAGTCTTTATCCCGACTCCTGCTCCTATTCCTTCGGCAAATGGACTCTGAGTTAAGGCGGACGTTGCGTCAAAGCCGCTCAAACGGGGGGGCAATCCTGCTGAGAAGATATCCCCCACCCCTTCTTCTCCGGCGAACACAGCCTGCCCTATAGCCTCATCAGACAACTCCGGCAACACCTTCCCCAACCCCTTACCGAGCAACGGCCCTAAGAACTGAGACCCTATGGCGCTTCCAGCACCACCAATGGCCCCGCTCGCTAGGCCCTGCAGAGGGTTACCCTTAATAGCTCCTCCCCCCAAACCTCCGAGTGCACCACCAGCAACAGCCCCAAGCTGCGGCTGTCCAATTGCCGTCCCAGCAGCAGTTCCTAAGACGGTCCCCAATATCGGAAGTAATCTTTCGCTCATTATTTACTCGCTCCTCCACCCTCGGTCGTTGTCACTGCCCCAGCACCGAGTCCTGCAGGAAATCCGCCCAAAAGACCCGTCGTTAAAGACGATCCGATCCCCTGTCTTCTCAAGAAATCGTTAAAAATAGCTTCTTGCTGTTGTTGCTGTAGCGTCCGCTGCTGCTCCGCTGTGGCCCCAAGCTCCCCGAGCCGCCTACTCTCTCTCAGGTCCAGGACCTGCCCCTGCTGGGCAAGGAGATTAGCCCCTGCCACATCCCCCGCTCTTAGTCTCTCACCAATCTGAGACTGTAGGTTTGCCGCACTAACATCCCCTCCTCGGAGTTGCTGACCAAGACCTAAGAGTTGCGGGATGACTCCCGCTCTGATTTGCAACTCTTGGGCTAGAATGGGCGCGAACGCGCCCGCCAGCTCCGTTCCCACGGCACCTGAGTTGCCTAGACCAGCTAGAGCTAAATCGTTTAGAACAGGCCCTCGAACCGCCGCCATAGCGGCAAGAGTTGCGGGCGATTGTCCAATCTCTCCACCGGCAAATTGCCCAATTTGTCCTAAGCCTAAGAGTTCTGGAAACCTTAGGCCGCCAAAATTCTGAGAAAGACCAAGGGCGGAGGCTTCCGGGAAGCGCAATTGTCCAAATCCGCCGGCTAGATTCTGAGCTTGTTGCTCCTGAGGTGTTATCTGTGGCCCAAAAGCCCTTTGTTGTTGCTGACCAAGAACATCGAATTGACTAGGGGTAAAGCCAGGAATTTGCTGTGGTCGTGGAAAGAGGAACTCATCGAGCGGAGTGCCGGGAAGACCGCTTGCTCCACCTCCCCCCAAGCCTCCAGTACCAACTCCCCCCAAGCCTCCAGTACCAACTCCTCCAAAACCTGCTGCACCAGCACCACCACCTCCTCCGCCGGCCTGGCTTTGTTGCTGTTTCGCCAACAGAGCATCGCGTTCTGCTCTTTGAGTTGGAGTTAGAGCGTCAGGCTCACCTTCACCGAGCGATCCTGTACTGGTTAAGGCACTTAGCCTGCGTAGATCATCATCAGTGAAAACAGCAGGGGCCGCTAAACCAGGAATCTGCGTGCCCAACCCAGCCGGCACAAAGGTCGGGGTACCAAGGCCGGGGATTTGAGCTACCTGGGGCTGACCACCGGGTTGTTGCCCTCCCGCCTGTGGGAAGAAGCCGGGAAAGGGGCCTTGGAAGTTAAACGGGGAGAAGCCCTGAAGGCGCTGGAGCTGGCTTCCTGTCTGAGCGAACAACGGAGCTAATTCGGGCGCAATTGTCTGTTGGGTTGTGCTCTGACTACTTCCGCTACTTCCTCCACCAAGACTCATTGGCTATTCCTCCTTATTCAAATCCTTCACGCTGATCCAGCGTTTGATTTCATACCCGAATCTCTCAAAATATCTTGCCCTCGCAACCTTATTTGTCTGATTAAACATCTTGGACATCCCTAGATCCTTGGTCCATTTTTCCATAACTTCATGCCCTACTTTAAATATCTCATCATCGTGTATGTCGTGGTCTTTCTCTAGCTGCAAGACCTGCGCGATCCATCCTTCCGTACCCTGAATCTCAGGCAGCACAATCGCGTGTGCCACCATCTTGCTGTCTTTATCTAACGCCACCAGCATCAATACATGCGGCGACCGCGTAGCAAAAGCATTATAAAGGACCTGGCCCAACCAGACCTTATCCGTTGTGACACCCATCCTGTCTATGAATCCGGTGGCTCTTTCCACAAACTTGGGAAACAGACTTCGGCAAAGGTCATCCGTATTCATCAGCTTCACCACGGAATAATCCCCCGCCGGATAAGCCTCAACGGGCTCTGTGTCATGCCCATTAAGGGGCTGCGCAGGAGTAACGGCTTGGTCTAAGAGTGGGGGTCCTTCGGGCATTTATCTACGTCCTCATGCTACCGTCTCATATCCAATAGTAACTTCCACGTCCACGGTCCCTGCCGTTCGAGTAACCAACAACACCAAATCGCCAGCCCCCGATGAATAACTGGTATTACCGTCTACTCCTTCTATGTCTACGTCCGTCTGAAAGATAGTGCTATTGACGGTAGTCAGACCAAAGTGATGAGCGTCGATACAATGCAGACCATGAGACCCAAAATCAATCGCCTCAAGCAATACGTCTGATTTCTGCGTAAAATCAAATCCATTAATTTCAACAAAATCGCCGTCTGTGCCGTCAACATTTTTCAGATACCCAAGCTCAATTGATCCGCGAAAGGTAGTGGTTGGCTCGGCCTCTAGTATTATATAGTCGATGACTATATGACCCGTATTTGTATGAGGCCAATTGGTAGTGTCTGAAAGATCAACCAACATAAACCCCGTGGTAAGTGCAATGGCCGAAAAATCACCCGAGACAGAAAACGTCTCTGCGAATCCTCCGACCACATACTGCGAGGTTCGCCCATGAATAGTTAGAGTATCGCCGCTTGGTTTATAGGCCATCAGATTATGTGCCAGTTTGAGCCGTCGCAAACAATCATTATTGATTCATACTGGGCCGTTAAAGTTGCCGTTGTCGCATCATCAATAGTCTCTGAGCCGTTACCGTCTACAACCACATTGGCGGTCGTGCCGAGTTTCTTAATGTGATAAATAAACCCCCTGGCAAACTCCGCCGCCGGTAGTGTAACGGTTACGGTTGCCGCCGCAGTATCGTCGTCTACCAGGATCACACCATCATCATCGGCGGTGTGAGCTGTAGTAGTCACCGTTACGAAATCCCTGATACCAGCCGTTACATCAAATTCGTTGATTCTTTTACCGAGTACATCGTATCCATAATCCGCCGTTTGTTGCTGCAATGCCAGATACGACATAATCTGGTCAATCTTTTGCTCTAACTGAACGATCCTTGACTGCAGCATCTCCCGCTCCGATAACCCGTTCAGCATCGGCGGGATGATGTCGAAGTCGGGCAACGAAGGTTGCACGAGGACTCTAACAATTCCCCTTTGGTCAGGCACGTTAATTCACCCCCGTAGGCCCACCCGAAACCTCCGTGCCAGTTCCCGACAATATCCCGCCTTTGAACTTCACGTTCCCGCCTTCATTCAAGGTCGTAACGGTATGTCTGAGCGACATGAATCTCTTGCCCTCACCACCCGTGGCGCTTGCCAAATCTATTGAGTTTCTCTGATCGGTCGTAATATCAAAGGTGCTTTGATTCACCAAAGAGGGTGTCGCCATCAGGGTATCTCCCACCCTGGTAGCCGGAGTAATGGTGGTCGAGTTGACTGTCTTGCCGAAGTAACTCTCGAACTCTAGTGGAATAAAATTCTTGTCTGGACCAGCCCATGGTCTTAATGGAAACTCGAATATTCCTTCTATCTCCGCTCCGTCATCCCCACCTGTGCCGGACCCAAGGGCATGGACCTGACCAGCCGAATCCCCAAGCATCTCGTTCTGATTAGCAGGCCCCCCAAGTGAATCCCATGTGGAGTACGGGTTACTCGCCCAACTACCCTGTGCGTTAGCCCAAGTGATGAGAGATACAGTCTGCCATTGTGAGGAAGCGGTTATTTCTCCAAACACCAGCCTACCCATAGACCTTCGATCAATATCCAAATACACCCCGGCATTGGGTGCCGTAGCTGCCCCCCTGGGAAAGAACCAAAAGATAAGGCGGTATCGACGAATCAAAACCCCGTGACTCATTCTACGATTATCAAAGTTAAGGTTACTGCTGACAAAATCCTGCATACCACGATGCCAAGCCACGACATTTACTCCATCGAATTTATATACAATACCGTCAACACCTAAATAGTAGTGAATATTGCCGTCACCAACCACCACCATTTTGGATATAGGCCCAGGCTTCTCGTCGATAGTATCGAACCGAAACGGGAAGCTGCCGCTCTGAGCCCTGGCTAGAGTCTGAGAACTATCACCGTAAATCACTACGGCATTGAGCTTGCCCAGCCTCTTCATGCCAAACTTGACATCTCCCGTATCTACTAACCTAACAGACAATAGAGTTGGCCAAACTGCAGAATTATTAAAATCGCTAATTCTGATATTATCCGGCCCCTTTAATAAAAGGACCCTATTTGCCGCTGCAGCTACATCAACTGATAACGTAGGAGGAGTTCCCCCCAGATTGGCAAAAACGCCACTGCCATCACCTGTTTGAACTACATCTTTCTCGTTCACATGAATAATTGTGTAAGCACCCGCCTCTGCAAATACCTGAAAACGCGATAACTGTAGTGTTGATGCTGTCATCACCGTAGGACCCGTTCTGTCAGTCCAAGATGTACCATCGTAAGTCTGTAGTTTTGTTGGCCCGGATGCTACGGTCCTATTGGCTCCGTTTTCATTAATAAAATGGGCAAGCCCCTGCACTCTTTCGGCGGGTCCCGTGGCAGCTAAAGGCTCATAGCCATCCCTGAGGGTCAGGAGGCCCTTAGTATCAAGATGGAAGTTCTGAAGGAATCGGAAGAAATTAGCATCTAATTGATGCTCAGGAATGTCCCCCCGCTCTCCGCCCATCGGTACATTGACGGGTATGATTATGTCGCCGGTGGCCATTTACTTTGGATCTTTCTTAGCTTCCTGTTGCGCTTTCTTTTCCTCTTCTAATTCCTTAACTCTGGCCTCCGCTTTCATAGCCCTTAGAGTCAAGGTAAAAATCAAGTTGGAATATTCCTCTACTGAAATCATGCGTTCCCTATTGTGCCGGCCAGTACCCCGTTGTTAATAAGGGCTAAGATGGCTTGCTCCTGTGTAGTAGCGGGTACAGAGTTTATCTTTACCGAGAATCCCCTTAGATTGTCATCCTTTAAGATAACTACCGATGTGCCCGACTCGTAATTAATCGACAACCCCACCAGCGTGTATTCGGTTGCAGCCGGAATCGTTGCGTGGGAATTAGTAAGTACAATTTTCTTTGCCATTTACTTGGCCTCCTATAGCACCTGTGCACCAGTTTCTAGTGCTAGTAGTTTTTGTTCCATAGCCATCATCTTTTTACCAAGCTGCCAGATTGCGCCAGTGTGTAGGCGGGTAAGTTGAGAAAAGTTTATCAACGGCCTTTCTTTGCCTTTCTCATAATGACCAATGATACCCGCCTCTTGTAGGGTTTCCTCATTATAGGTCACCCACTCATCCCATTTATCCTTAATAAGACCCTCGGTGCTACGCCTCAGGTCATAAGCACGACAAAGCATAACGTCATCATATTCATCAAAGGCCGAGATAGACGTATCTACACCATGCAGATCGCCGTTGCCCCTAATCATAAAAAGCGTACCATCTATGTCCTCAAGGGTTATACCGGCATCTGTGTCCCCGAGCCCCGAGCCCCCCGTTCCCGCAATTATTCGAATGACCCCAGCCGTGGTAGTAGCGGTAGTTGTCACAGGAGCCGCTGCGTCCCCGTTTAGTATCATGCCGCTGACCCCAGCGTCTTCAAACCCCAAAACCCTTATTCCGCCATTAGCGTTAATTGGTTTCATAAGGAAGAACGTGTCGGTCTCGGTTGTTCCGGTAACGCCGTGAGCTACATTGGTGCCCTTGACGGCAAAGAACTCATCGGTGGCAGTGCCGTTGTGCATGGTGATACCCACCGTAGCCATGTTGGCATTGGCATTTTCATCCATGAACAACACGCCATCTATCCTCGATGGTCCTGCGTCAATAAACAGGGCGTACCCCGTGGTGGCCGTGACGTTGGTACTATCCAAGGGAATGCCCTCGATATAAACATTGGCATGAGCGGTTATCGTTAAGGTCGCATTAGCATTGGTCGTGGTTGGGATACCAAAGAATACATTAGCCCCTATGGCAATAGTTCCATTGGCGTTGTCGAAGTCAGTTGTTTGTGATGCTGGAATATGGATCTGAGCACCAACCGAAGTAATAAAGGTCCTTTGCTGCAAGTTATTAAACGTATGCGCCGCCCCATCCACATTGGCCCCGCCGAATGAGATAGCATCTTGCCCCGCATCCACCACAATCATATTGGCGTTATTATCGCCCTCGACGCGGAAATCAATATCCGCAGCGGTATCGTTGATTACAATACCGCCATCAGCGGCGATATTCATGGCCTCGTTGGTAATGGTTGTGGCGTCAGGAATGCCGAACACTTCCTGCCAAAAGAGCTTTAATGCCCTTATCTCGTCATCCCCGAGACCTAGTGCGTCGCCGGCGGCGGGGACTGCTTTATCTATGCCTGCAAATGCTGCCATAGGTGCCTCGTTTAATGATGAAAACCAACATCATGGTCCACAGCAAAATCAGTGTGTGCCAATCCTACACCGCCATGTATATCTTTTATGGCTGAGGACTGACCGAACTTTTTATTATCGAGAGCAATTTCTTGCTCTCTAGTCTTTGCCAATTCCCCGTTATAAGTACCAGCTAGTTGAAGCCATTTCTGTTCCTTCGTCTTACTAAAAAGAAAATAGCACCCATCGACCGCCGCCGCCCACTCTACGATTCCAGAAGGCACAATGGGGTTCGAAGTCCCGGACAGATCTGTATGCCCCTTGAGTATTCCCACAGTCACGGCAATCGTTGAACTAGCCCTCGGCCAGAACTCAATCTGCACAAGGTCGTTAGTGCCACTCTGATCCCTAGGACCACGAGCAAAATACAATGGCGTATCGCTCGTTGATTGTCGCCTGGGGTCAAGTCCATCTAGGAATTCAAGGTCTCTTTCGTGGATTTTGTTTGTGTGAAAAACGCTTACGATAGATTCAATGGCCGTCCCCAAAGAATACCATCTGGTAAACATCACATAGGTCGCGGCGGTAGCTGTAGTTCCCTGATAATTTATGGTAGTCCCGTTGAAATCACCTAGAGTCACATCACTCCCAGACCGGCTCTTCACCACATACATATCGTTATCACTACCAAAACGAATGTATTTCCCAACATCGGCATCCCCAAGACTTCCACCCGTGATAGTGGCCGTGGAACTGGCATTAGTTACCAAGAACGTCCCGCTATTTTCCTCTGCCACTAGGGCAAGGATAATCTCGCCCTTTTTACGAGACCATTCGTGGCTTTCTAATAAATTCCGGTGCCTACTATTATATAAACGGCCCACAACTGCATCGGTTGCGCTCGCGAAGTTCCCAAGCAAATCCTGGATTCGAGTCACAGAATCATCGAAATTTGACAATTTAGGCTCCTTGACAAACTAATATACTTTGCGGTATACTGCAAAGTATATGAGAATTAATATCCCTTATCTTAAATGTCTTCGCTGTAATCACAGATGGTATCCTAAACAACCGGAGGTACGAATATGTCCGAGGTGCAAGAGTGCGTGGTGGAATAAGAAAAGAAAATAATGCCATACAAAGACCCAATAAAAGCAAGAGAAAGCCAACGGGAAAGAACCCGAAGATACCGTCAAAAACATCCTGAACGAGTACGTGAATCTGACCGTAAACATTGGTTAAAATATCCAGAAAAGATGCGAGAGAAAGTAAAACGATATCAGAAAAGACATCCCGAAAAAGTAAAACAATGGATGCGAGAAGCATCAAAAAGATATAGAGAACGATATCCCCAGAAAGCGAAAATTTATAGAGAATCTGAACGAGGTAAACTAATGACCAAAGAATGGAGAAAAAACAACCCAGACCGTATAAAAACACAAAGAAGAAAGGCTCGCGTACGATTTCTTTTAAAAAATCCAGATTACGAAAAACAAAGAAACAGAGAACAACGATTACGACTACGCGAAGCTGCAATTTTAGCTTACGGAGGATGGAGATGTAATTGCTGCAATGAAACAACGCACGAATTCCTCTGTTTAGATCATATAAATGGCGGCGGACGTAAGCAAGCAATGGTATTCTCCCCACATCGCGGAGGATTTCGTCTTTATGTTTGGTTAAAAGCAAACGAATATCCTCCAGGTCTTCAGGTCCTTTGTCATAATTGCAATGCTGCAAAAGCATATTATAAAATCTGTCCACATAAACGGAATACTCACGCCGAAGGCCCCGTTGAATATGTTGTGAACGTGATACTTCCCGTTACTCCAGATCCGCCCGCAGCAAGTTGAGCTTCAACCAGTTGGTTCACGGTCGGATTTTGATGACCAAAAATCCCGAATGAGATAGCTCCCGCCCCATGTATGTCTTTCCTCGCTATAATAGTCGTGCCAAAAAGAATTGTAAGTTCTCCCGAAGCAGAGCTAGAAGAATAAGAAGCATCACACGTAACAACCACATGATGCCTACCTGCCACAGCAGCACGGGTCACAGTAAGGGCCGTGTTCACCGACGATTGGTTGGTATCAACCTGAGAATTTTTTACGAGGTCTATGAGATAGTCTATCCAATGCGCCATAATCCCCCCTAATGAATGACCTTAAAGTGTACGTTTACTTCCCCCGCCGTATGAGCAGTTACATCACTTTGAATATTAGTGCAGGGAAAAGTTGTCTCAACAATGGTAGTTGATGTTTCACCGCTACCAAAGTCAACATAATTACCGCCATGGGAAGCAAGACTACAGCCCATCTGCACGGTTGCCGTATCGTCTATGATGATATGGGCAATAATCCTTGTAATATCACAGCAATTCGTGCTCGCACTATCGGTTCCTGTCCCAAGTTTAGCAGTTGCAAGTGTCCCTGACTCTTCAGCAAGGACTCCGAGTGGGGTGAGCAGGAAGAGGATTAATAGTAAGCACTTAAAGTATTTCATAGATTTCTCCTTATTATCTTCGCCTTGTTATCTTCGTCTTGAATCTCGATATTGAGTCATGCCCTGGAATAAGTTCCCTGTAAGCTCTAATGGTACAATATATGATATTTCCTGCCCCCATTGATAACCTCGCACATCTAATTTAACACCCTCCAGGGTTGTCCTGAATGAACCAGTAAGTTGTTGAAGCGCGCCAACGATGTCTGCGGGTTTAGTAAATAATACTGCAAAACTTTTGTGATGATAGAGTAGCTGGTTATAATCCGGCTTTTTATCTTGAGCCCTAACCGAGTCAAGTAACTGTTGACGTGCTCCAACTGCAATAGTGACATCAAAGTTGAGGCCGAGTGCTTCTGAGACCCAAGCAAAATCAGGTTGAGTAAGATGTTGATATAACGATAGCTTGTCTCTATCTCTGCTCCTAAACGAATTAGCAAGTTGCTTGATAGAAACATGGCGGGCAGAAAGAGCCTCCTTAATAAGGAACCCCCACCACTCAATTGGAGTATTATCAGGTTGTGTAAGCCACTCACTAAAACCTCTATATCTTTGTGTTGCAACGAATGATTGAGCTTGTGAAGACCAGGCTGCATAGAAACCAGAGACCTCAAGTAGACCAAGAGGAACTTTGCCCAGAGGCGCGGTTTGCGGTAACGATGGGCGCTCAAATGGCACCCTTTTAATAAGATCAGCCACACTATGTTATCTCGTTTACCTTAGCAAATACACCAAAGTGTTCTAGGGCCAGCGCGTTGTATAGCAAGGCTGCTTGTTCCTGTGTGGAAGCATACTTGATATATCGCTTACGCTTGCCCTTTGTTTTCTGTTCCAGTTCAGCCCGCCAGCAACCGCCAGTCTTTGTGTTGTGCCAACTAACTCCCTTATATGAGGAACAAACCGGCGCCCTTTTCTTTTTGGACTTGGAATTAGCGGCCTGTTCAGACACGGTCGCAAGTCTTAAATTAGACCGTCGGTTATCTAGACCATTACCATTAATGTGATCTACCTGCTTTCTTTTTGGGGCTTTAAGCAAAAAGCGGTGCATATAAATCGTTTTGCCCTTAATTTTTGTTGTAGCATATGAAGCCCACGGCCCTTTCATCAGATACCATTTGAATCTTGATAATAGTGAAAGATCTCTCTCATCAACATAAACCCACTCTTTAAAAACCCACTCTTTTTGACCAACAGGAACTCGTGCCATATTACACCTCCTATGAATTTCAGTATAATATAACACATACCCCCACCAATAGCAATAGCTACAGCTAAATCACGGTTCCCACCAATGTATATTTCCGTTCACCTTACCGGCGGCGACCGATAGAACCGACCAGCGGTAGGCAAGTTTCGCGTCATCACCGTTGACCCTGATTCCCTCTCCGCGAGGAACAGCCCATCTCATGCCACCACGCTGGTTAAACCCAAAGGTCACATCATGAACGGTGTCAACAGTTGTAGGCACTGCGGTATACAACACAGAGCCTACTGCGTTTGATGCCGCCGATCTGTCATCCCACAGATTAGCTGTCTGAGCCGTGCTTGTACCAGCACCCGCATTGGTAGAGTGCGTGCCTCTAGCGTCATGCTGAGTATCAGCCGCCGCCGTAACTCCAGATCCGCTCATTATCATCTCTACTATCTCTGCAGCTTCACCCGCTGCCATTACTATTGCACATGCAGGAAAAATACTTGAAGCATGTGTTGTGTGATCCTTTGCATCCAACGAATATTTACCCATTTGACCTTACCTCCTATCTCTTCCTAATTGTTTAATAAATTCCCACGCTTTTCTTGGTAACGGTTTTTTATTTTCTGCCGTTACGAATCTTCTAGCTATTCCATGCTGCATCACACCCCCACATCTCTTACACCGCTTCCTATAAACATCTACGCCTCCAGCATTTGCAGCTTCAACCTGGACATCCACGTCCATCTTACAAGTTCTACACCATTCCAGATGTTGAGTTAGCTCAACTGGATCAAAGGGATTACGTTGTACCCTATTAGTCCTGTGCCACCAAGGGCGGTGATTGATTAAATTGTGTTCACTCGCCATGTTTCCATTTCCATTGTTGTCTTAATGATTGAATTATATCTCGTACTAGACTAAAAAGAATCCCCGTCAAGACGAGAGATGCTAATATTATTACAATATTGTGAACGTGTGTCATTAAGCTGTGTTCAATTGCCATGTTTCAATTGCTCTATGTTTTGAGAATCCTCTAAATATTCAGTGAAAATATCTCTTAGTTTTGTTACCTGTTCTCTAGTCAACTCGATTGGTCCGCCACACTTACATGGCATCTGATATAAGTTTAACTTGCCTATCTCTTCACGTATTATATACCAGCCATCTAAGATCGGATCAGTGGGCCTCACATAACTCATTGACTACCCTATTACCCCTCTCAAAGGCTCCAGGTCTGCTTCGGTGAGGACAACAATAGTAGCCGCCCACACGCCGCTCTTTGCTCCGTCTATCTTTGTAAGTAGAGTCGCAATGTCCGCGCCCATGTCTTTGCCATCTGTGGCTGGATCTGCTCCGGTAGATGAGTATTGACTTCCTGCTGTGAGTGCATGGTCTGCTACGGTGGCAGGCGTGGAGCCACCTGCGAAATTGACCGCAGCAATCTGAATAAGCCTATGACCAAAATCTGCCCTGTCGCCAAAGTTTGTGTTGTTCTCCCACACAACAGCGCCGCGACTATCTATTATGATGTTATTGTTCACTTCGCTTGTTCCGCTTGTAGCGTTGCTAAATGAGTCAAAGCCGGACTGTTTACCACTCATCCACATTCCTTCGTTTGCACCAGCCGTTGACTTATCTTGACAAATATTATCCATGAAAATGAAACCATCGTTTGCAGCAACTAAAGAGAGCCAAAAGAGAACACGATTAAGCATGTCACCAGCACCTACCCCCATGCAGGTGTTATGAGTAATATTGTAGTCCTCGTTTACGCTTCCAGTCCCTCCAGCACTAATCGAGAAGTGATAATCTCGTATTCCGATAAGTAAATTATCGTGAAAATCCATACGAAGGATTGAAGTGTTGGAGTCTGCTGGATTGAATTTTGGCCCCTTATGGGCGTTCTCAAAAACATTATATCGAATAGTAATATCGTCGGTTCTATCCCCATCACCCCGCGTACTACCAGGCAATACAATAGAACCGTCTTGAGCGGCAACATCACTCATTCGCTCAAACCAGTTTCCTTCGACTAAAACCTGAAAGCAGTCTTTGAACTCCATAAGATTCTTGGCGCGAAATGTATCAAAATAAGCATCCGTGGGAATGTGTATATAGTTTCTGGTTATGGTCGCATTAGAAGGAATCTTCCACGCTGTACCACTTAACACGGGATTGTCACCCATCATAATTGGCTCATCACTGCCCCGTAGTTCGTTGTTATCAATTAGATGAGGGCCACTGCCCAAGTTCAGGAACACACATTGAACGTCATTTCCAACTCCTTTGTTGTCGTGTATGTCGTCAATGTAAGAGTGAATAACGGCAAAGTTTTTAGCGTTGACAAGTATCCCTTCTCGTTGACTTCCCACGGTAGTTCCGTGCATGTAACACCGATCAACGATAATCCCATCAGCCAAGTCGCTCTCCAGAGTTGGACTACCGCCGCCACTATTTCTACCAACTATCAGCAGTTGGCTCCCACGATCAGTAGTACCTGTGTTGGTGTTTGAAAACTCTATTCCAACAAAGCGAACCTTTTTTGCGGCAAGATCAACTCTAAAAAGCGGGGTACTCCCAATAGAGTTGGTTTCAATCTTTGCCATGTTTGAGGCATCAGACGGATGGACCCTTGAGTCTCCCAAAGCCGGCAGAGAAGCGTGGGCACTGGTGCGAATAATGATCCAGTCTGTTCCGTCTGCTGTGGTGTCTTCGATAGCAAATGTCCCCGTGTACGTCTGACCCGCAGTCAACTCAATCTCATCCCCAGGACTGACGTTATTAATAGCAGTCTGAAAATTAGCTCCATGGTCGGCATCTACGTTGATGACCGACCCCGGTGGACTTCCTAGAGTCCACGGTAGGGATACATCTACGTCACTTGTGGGTAGGGTTGCTGCCATTATATATAAACCCTTCCAACCATGCCGCCTGAGTTCATCTGTGATTGTGTTGGTGCTAATGTCTGAATGGGAACAAGAATCTCATACTCAATAGCCGTGGCCACCCATCTAGCATCACTCGGTGCAGTCCCTAGCGTCCAGGCCATTGTCTGCGCTCCTAATGTTGCTTTCTCTAGGTATGATCCCGCATGAGCATCGTTATCGGTTGCATCGTGGTCGTAAAACTCTGTTCCTACATCCGGCGAACTTAGAGCATCGTGTCTATGACCAAAATTGGCGAGAATCACAGAGGCATTTACCTGAGTTGTAATGTCAATCTTGGGTTCGTTTTGACCCTCGCTTTGACCATCGTTTTCGCTTGTCGTCTTAGACAGCGAAGAAGTTGATCCTCCAGACACTCCCATCACGCCCATAAATGCTCTAGCAATCTGTGAGCTCCAAGTGGCCGTCATAGTTAGAGTACCAGACTTAGGAGCCAGGCGACCATAGATCGCAGTTTGATAGTCTGATGTTCCTTCAAAGGCCGACGTAATCTGTGGTGCAAGTGCTTCATCTACACCTGCAACATCCCATTGAACAGACGAAGGGGTAAGCTCAGTAGGGTTATTCCAATCAAGACCGGCGAATACAGCACTTGCGCCAGCTGACACCACCACGCTTGTAACGGCTACAGAAGTAATATTAGGGCCGGCAATATTGAAATGTGGCCCTACATCAAAAGAGAAAGCCATTACTGAAGCACTCCGTTCTTAACTACAATAGGTTCTCCATTCACCGTTATCGTGTTGGCTCTAAGCGTCCTTGGATTATCTGGATTACCGCTCCATTCACTCCTATCTAACCAAAACATTCGGCCCCTACTTCTTGGCGTAAACTCTCGTTGTATTACTAAAGAATCACCGGCAAGAGTATAATCGCCAGGTTGGAGAAACCCGTCAGAAGTATCGTAAAAGGCTAATGTTGCTGCTCCAATTATCCTAGAATTTCCTCTAGGGCGAATAGAAGAGGCAACTTGTTGAACCCTTTTATATTGTTCTGACGAGACAACTACCCGATCACCAATCCCATCGGGGGTTGTAAAATAAGCCACACTGTGGAATCCCATTATCGTTGCTTTGCGAAGGGCAAGGGCCATCTCTCTTCCTTACTGCACCAAAAGAACAACCCCGTTAATCTTGCAGGCTTTGTTGCTATATACGCTAAACACATCCACTCCGCTAAGAGTTATGAATGACCCGACTCGGTAACAGCCCTCATCTGGAGAGGCGTTATCAGTATAGGTCTCAGCATTAGGCCCAACCCTACCTATCTCTACCCATCCTCCAGGACCGTTTTGCTCAATTGCAAAGCCGTCCTCTAGTGTCGAGACATCTGTCCAAGTAAGAACGGGTGGCGCACCCCAGGCGGGGATAGCCAGCAACAAAAACGCTAGAATCAATGTTGATATTTTCATTGTCCTTATAACCACTTTCTTTCCTTCTCCTAATCATGCACCCCTGCAATATTTGTCTTAAACACCCTGAGTTTATTCTGAGAATCAGACAATTCATCATCAAGTTTCTTCTTTTCACGCTCTGCTAAAGTCCTATGTTTCCTGATTTCAGCATCAACCTCCGTTCTGACTACAGGAAGTTCCGCAAAAATATCGTCACGCTCCTTAACAAGTCCGTCAACTTCTCTGCGCATAGACCCTGCTTTATCAGTTAGGAACTTATTATCCTTAGCGGCAACCTCTAAACGTTCTTTCCTGTGTACCTCACCTACCGCTTTAAGATCACCCAACTCTGCCTCAATCTTTCTTATCTCAGTTTTAATTTCACCAACATACTTTTCGGACTCAACCTTAACCTTATTTCTATTAGTCCGTAATGTTTCAATCTCTTTTAAAAGAGATTCTTTATCAGATTCGGCCTGCAAAGCTATCCCAAGGATCTCTTCGAGCTTTAGATATAGTCGAGTTTGCCGCGCTAATTCCCCGGCAACATTATGCGCTTCCTTTAGAGAAATATCTGTTTTCGCCACTTTATACCTCCGCTAATTTAAACCTTTCGACTACCGACTGAATTATTTCTTCTTCTTAGTCTCTGGTTTTTCTTCGGTAACTTTGACCGCTCCGGGAGGATTCTGGGTACATCGTTCACAAAGCTGAACTACATATACACCAGCTACATAATTAGACACCATTCCCGAACGACCACAGAAAGTACAGTTATTAGCTCTGCGAGTTCCGGGAACTAAGTTATAAGATACAACAATCCTTTCAACATTCTCTTCCATTTTCTCCTCCTAATAAAAAAGGGGCGTGGCAAGGATTCCCTTACCCCGCCCCTTATGTGACCTCGGGCAATCTTGGCGTTAGAACCCGATGATAAAATAATCTATCCGAACACTGACATCCGTAGCATCACCATCACTAACATCACCACTGACATAAATAGTAATAGTGGTACCACTAATGCTATACCAAACCAACGGGATATCATCCGTTGATGCAGCTACCCTCGGAACCATTCCCACATAAAGAACATTCTTAAATGGGAACGCCAATGTATCCGCAGAGGCCGTAGTCGCAAAGCCCGTCTGCACTCGTAGCGGCCCCAACGTACCCCGATTAATCTCCGATAATGTCAGGGCCGCCGGCCAGGCGGGAACAGCCATGACTGCAATAAAGACTAGCGGTAAGATGAATTTTAGAAATCGTTTCATTAGGTCTCCTCTAGTCGATTATTTCACTCTGATGCCAAACGTCAATAACGAATGCCGCCGCTACTGCAGTAGTCGATGTAGCCATCGGAAAATAACCAAGAAACTCTTCGTTGGTCTCAGACCCTCGGACCTGTAAACTGGCAGCATCAGGCACACCCGCCGCACTAGCGGTAGGAGCATCACTAGCGGCAGCAATCTCAGCAGACGGATGGAACCCATACTGTTGCGCCCATCCATAGTCCTTGGCGGAAAAATTACCCATAACAATCCCGCCGATATCACTCCGTTCGTCTCCAGCAACAGCGTCATCATATTGGGCAATCGACCAATCGCTGAAAGTATCACCGGAGGCCACTGCGGTAGACAGAGGATAGTCTGCATGAAAGGTCAACTGATCGGCATCGTTGCTGACAATCAGGGCGCTCTCACCCTCCGGGGCAGCCGCACCAGCGACGTTAACCTGGAAGATTTTACCCACCTCATCACCGGAGGTAAAAATACCAGTCGCAGCCGCATTGGTAGTATCATTGACTTCTCCCGAAGCCGCTGTGATCGTATCGGTCACAATACCCACACGGGCACAAAGTTGCCCTTCTGTCATGCCTCCAGACTGTAGGAGTCGAACATAACGGAAAATCCTCAACATACCAAAAGCATCAGAAACCATACTAATAGTTCCCAACTTAATTGAGGGAGAATCAGTAGTAGTCTTGAGGTCCTCCTGTGCGAGGGGCAAAAGATGACCCAAACTCAAAACTGCATCAACTGTTCTTAGAGCCATTTCATTTCTCCTTTCTCAAAACAACCGCTCATTGGTTTACGGCAGTGAGAACTTTTGCTTGTGGGTTAGGCTTCGCTCCAACGACCCAGAATTTTTTCCTAGTATCAAACCAACAGTCAGGTCGCATCTTGAAGCCAGTTAGCGACTGACCGCTCCATACTTTATAGCGTTTCATAAGATCCATTACTCTAAAATTATGCCTATGAGTAACGCCCCTCAAAACACAAATATTGCCAAACCTCCCGTCTTGTGCTGCATGAATACACATTCGAGCAATCGCCAAACACGGAACTCGCCTGTCTATTTGATGCTCAATCTGAACAAACAATGTTGAATCATTCGCAACACGCTTCATTCCCTCCTTCCCTTTCTTGGGCATAAGCCATTGAAGAGAAGGAGGGAGCTGATTATTTTTCTTGGGAAGTTGGTTCACCAACAAATTCCCCTTTCGTTACTACGATACGTTCGTAGCGAGATTCTGAAGTCTCGGGTTGGTAACCATCAAAACCATCGCAAGGTAAATTCTCTGGATAGCACTATCTTGGTTACTTGGAAACATCCACCCCGATAAGGCGAACATACGATCTTTGTGCATGACCATCTTGATCCACTTGGTATTCAGGAAATACACGCTAGAAGTCGGACAGTGCGAGTCCACCATAACTCCCGCTCCGTTGAACTCAATCTGCGGAAATCCAACCTTCACGGGCCGATTACCATCCTTCTCTCCAAACCGCTGTGCCGGCTGGGCACGCTCCCACCATTTGTTCCAGATTGCCTGAGTAGTCACAATGAGATTAGGCTTTTCCTTAGCCACCACGGCATTTTGAAACTGGGTATTCATATCGGCCAAATTGAAAGTAATCGCAGTCGTAGTCACGTTACCGCTAACCGCTAGACCCGGAGTCTCTGCCGTACTACCCCGAGTAATCCCACCGTAGCTCGCAACCAGATCACCGTTATCAACCGCCGCCCGAAGTCCAATGATTTTTGCTGCATCGCCACCAGAATTAAAAATCTCCGTACCCAACTGATCGGCAGAGGTCATCTCGGCCTCGTCCATCTCGTCATGCACCAAATCAGAAATAGCCCTACCCCCTGAGTTTTTAATCAGGTCTTCGCCAGACAGAGAAATATGCGTTTCGTGCAAACGCCATTGGAGGATGATCTCAGTGCGGGTCTGCTTCTGATCTGTTCCTAGAGTATCGAACCCCCGGTACCAACCGTGGGGCTTTTTGGCATAGATGATTCTCTGGCGAACATCGCGTCCACCATCCAGGGTGATTCTATTTTCTGCCAGTAAGGTTTGAGTTAATGGGTTAGAATTGTAGACCGCATCAACTAATCCGGGAAGTCTCGCTTCAAGTGTCGAGGTACCAACATTGTTTAAAGTTTCCGTTATTGTCGGAGGAGTGCCTGCCATCGTCTTTCCTCATTTCTTACTCCCCCCGCATAGGGTTTACCGCATTTACAATCAGCGGAAACGGGGCGCGGACACCCCGCTTGTCGGTTAGCCTTCCCTATCCGCTGACACTCACCAAGCTATATTCTTTTCCTGAGCTACCTTTTGAGAAATAGCGTTAATCTCATCACGAGTTTTGGGCTGCTGTTTAAAAATAGGAACAGTAGAATTCAATAAAGCGCCGGGATTCTGCTGCTGATTCAAGTATTCCTGTTCTCTGTCTTTCTTTCCCTGCTCGTACCATTGCTTTTCCAAGTCTTTTTGCCGATGATCCCCGGTTACTTTCTGAAACGCCAGGGCCGGAGCGTCTACTTGCCCGTTGTAAATCTTGAGTTGCTCTTCGACATATTGCTGAATTGGAAAATCCCTACCAGCTTTGTGTTCCTTCAAAGCTATTTGAATAGCGTCGTTATTGATAGCGTTGTAACGCTGAACAAAGCCAGCCCACCCCTGTTCCTTCTGTGCATAAAATTGATCTCGTTGCTGTGTTATCTCCTGAAGTCTTGGATCGAAATAAGTTGTTTTCAGATGCTCAGCCATTTTATTAGCTTGTTCGGCTCCAGAAAGAAGATCGTAGCCATCAAAGGGGTCCTGCGGATTCGTAGGAGCAGTCGGAGCGCCATTCGCAGGTAGAGCCCCCTCTCCCTTGAGATAAGCATCTACCTCTTTCCACTTGGGCGTAAGGCGTGAATGAAATGGCAGATATTCGCCCTGGTACCAGGCGTTCATCGTGTTGTAGTTCTTCTCGATGTCCTGGTATTTGGTACGCTCCTCGCCCCAAACCTTTTCTTTCTCGGCTAGTCCTTGTGTCTTCTTGGTGTAGTCTTCGTTGAGCATATACGCTTTTTTAGCCTCTTCCCGCATAGCCTCATCACCAATCGCAGCAAGCCATTTTGGCTCCTCGACTACGGGCTGCACCCCTACAGGCGGTGTATCTACTTTTTGTCCTGGCTGAATTGCATCTGGCGGCATATCTTTCTCCTTGGTTGGTCTCGACTCCGTTCTAGGTTGGTCTATTTAAAACTCCCGAACAGTTGGTCTCAACTCCTTTTTGAAAAATTGAGAACTGCTTACTGGCGCAAGCAAACTTGGTCCTCGCCCATCTGTCTCGGGTACCGCTTGGTTCATACTTTGAACTGCTCCCGAACGCCTTATCCTCATACTCCCCCTACGACCCCACCGGCCCCTAGTTTTCCTTCAGGGAATTTTCCTGGTGAGTCGCTCTCAAAGTCTGATAGGCCACTACGGCCATTCCTCGCTAGGTGGATCATCATGGACGCTACACTAGCTATTTTGGGGTCAAGTTCTCTGACCTCTTCAAGCAGGTCCACAACTTGCCTCATTTTGTCCAATGTGTTTGGCCTCTCTCTGGCCGCTAGTTGAGATATAATACCAAACAGACCAGGGGGCGGACCGACCGAAGGCGGAAGCCCTTGGGGCGGACCCCCTACTCCCCGAGGGTCAAAGGGTATGGGCGGCCCCGCAGAGGGCAACCCAGGCGATCCTGGAAATCCGTGTTGTGCCAAATCTACCTCGGGGAACGAACCTTACGGGGTTTCTTCACAAGATGACTTGAGCTTTTCTTACTCCCGACGAAGTTGGTAATCCCATCGGGACGCATGAGTCCTGCCACTTTGCCGCTCCGTTTTCCTAAAAGATCCTTGGCCATTTTCTTTCCTCCTTGATTTTTAAACTATTCCTTGGGGTTGAATTCCTGCTCCGCCACCTGGCGCCCCTAATCCGGGAGGCCCTCCCAACGCCGGCGGACCGCCCGTGGGAGGCTGTACGCCTTGAAGCCCAGGCCCAAGCCTTGCGCTTAACATCTGCATTGCAGCCTGAATTTGTTGAGGGTCGATTTGATCTTGTTGTGGAGGAGGGTCGAAAGATTCCATTAATGGCTTGAGTAGATTCTCGCTATTCGCAGCGTTCTTTAGTCCCACACCCATGAGTAGTTTAGGGAGGCCTGGTTGAGACATGAACTGAGATATATCAATACCCGCCGCTTGAGCCTTAATGATAATGTCGAAGAAGTCTTTAAATCCCGTTCCCGCAAGGATAGTCATTTTGCTCGCAAGATCACCACCCTGTCCGGGGCCTGGTTGTCCTGCTTGTCCGGGTTGTCCTGGTCCTGCTGGTTGTCCTGGTATTGCCATTCAATCTCCAGGGCCAGGGAACCCTAACTCGGGATTAGAACCCCCTGTCCCCAAAAAAAAGGAGCGACCCAAGAGTTTCTTCCCGAGTCGCTCCAATTCCCACGACTGCGCTCTGCAAAACGCAGCCTACTTGCAATCTACCTCTTCAAAACTATCCTAGATACCTGAAATCCGCTTGTCAAGACTATTATAACTGTCCCCCTGGAAACGATGCACCAGCCCCGTTACCCTTCTTGCCGTCACGAAGATTAATTAATCCACTTTGAACAGCCTCTTGTGCCTCTTTTAATTTCTCATCTGGATTCGCATAACCAGCCTCTTTAAGCACTTCACGAGGATGTAACCAGCCGTTTTCCACAAAGAAAGCTGCGCTCATTACCCTTTGTACCCGAGTAATGGCCAACGAACTACCGGGCTCAACGGCGAAGTAAAAATCCTGATACGCCTTGCGAATATCTTCCTCAGTACGCGGCGCTCCTGTTTTCGGATCAATAATAAGGCTACGCCTGACAAACTCAAAGTTTATCCATTTCTTGTTTGGCCCAATTCTTTGAAGAAGACGATCAGAGGTATAAAATTGAAAAATGCGGGATATGAACTTCTGCCCAACTCTCTGATACAGCGCCTCTATTCTACGTGCCGCCGTCCTGATTGGTGTCTCTACCATTAACTGCAACCCCTCAATAGCAGGCCCGGTAACAATTGAAGGCAAGTCCTTCATTGCCGGGTTTCTAATCACCCCTACTTTCTCACGAGCCATGGCGATTAATTGATGGACAAGGTCAAAAACATCCCTCGGCAGCACAGCCGGGACATTGAACTCAAGGGTACGGCCAAATCGCTTCTCTATGAATTGACCAACTTGATTAGAGATTTTGTTGCGCTCCCCTGGGCTAACGGCATCCTGATCCATGATAACCCGCACAACGCTATTCAAAACAGTCACTCGTACAACAGCGTCTCCGATCCTATTAATAGCTTCTTGAAGCCTTTTTATCCCCTGCACTACGTCGGGACCCCAGACTGTCTCAAGGTCTATCTTTCCCGAAACCATATCCATTGGAAAGAGTCCATCAAAATAAGGATTGAATGAATCTTCAAGGATTAAATCCCCTTGGCGAATAATCCGCCGGCCTCCAGGAAACGGCAAGCCCTTCTTGGCTGGCTTAGTAATACCCTGCACTATCGGCACTACCCCATGATCCTCCATGGACTTCCTTCTATCCTGGACATAAATTTCTTCGATAATCGCTTTCGGAATTGCCGACCTTTTTTCTGCATCTCGGCCCTTGGTAAATCGCTGATAGGCTGCACGAAGGATATGTCCGGCACTTTTAGCAGGAGTGGTAGCAAAACCAGAAATTCGCTCATCTGGTTTCATTTCGGAAGCTCGGCCTGGATATAAGAATTTTTGAGAATCAAGAGGCACAAAGTCTTCAATAATAAGATACTCGCCCCGGTCTACCTTATCGGTTTCCATGACCCCGATATCCACGCCGCACATACGAGGGTCTTTAACTACGAAATCAACGTCCCCTACACCATTCATTAAAGACCGATTAAAGGGGGTTCCAACGAAGGCTACTCCGGCTATTGCCATAAACTTAGCTAACCGCTCAGTCTTATACTCCACTTCGTTGCGATCCCAGATACTTGATATGGAGCTGTCAAGTAATTCTGCAGCATCATCGAGACCATCTCGGTTGGGAAGCACAGAGATTTTAGGGCGGGATTCTGATAATTTTCCAGTGAAATCTTCGAGGGCGCTTTCGATAATATTAAATAAAAAGAGAGGGTCCTCGTTACCTTTCCAGCTTTTTCCACGGTCTAAATCAATATTAGCTGGAAACCGTTTGTCGAGGTCGGCCTTGCCGGAACTCTCTTCTTTGAGCGAATCTAGGAACTGGATCAGCCGTTCTTCCGATTGGTAGGGGACTGGCATCCTTCTTCCTTACACTACAGGCGAAGCAATCGGCCCTTCTTTCTTCTGCCCTAGCATCGCTTGATCTTCCTCTTGCACCCGTTGTTCCTGACTCTTCTCTGTCTCCAACGTCTTTAATTGCTCCGCTATCGTTGGCAAACCGAGCCTTTTCCGCTCTACTTCAGCCCCACATTTATTTGAGCATAACTTAGATTTAAATCGCTCTGGGGTAAAGGTCTTCCCGCATTCCTCACAGACTTCAGGGGATAATCCATAGAGATCCCCGGAACGCCAACCTGGGTCTAAAAAGAGGTTAAAGGCCATTCCCTGCTCATGGCTCCTTCTGAATTGTGCCCAATTTGCCTGCCATAGCGGGACACTATGAGTCCTTGCGATTTCCTTAAATAATGCCTGTTCTGGTTTTGGGAGCACAGGGAGGGACATCTCGATGCCTATATCCATTTGAGAGTAGGTGAAAGTATGACCACGATCAATGTGTTCTCGGATTACAGCAAAGGCACGGTCGAGGAGGCGAGTACCCTTCTCCTCCTCTGTTACATGATTAGGCGTGTCTGTTCCACCGGCAGTTTTACTGCCGACTTCGTTCTTCTTCTCTTCCATATTTGCTCCTTTTCAGTCTGACCACGAACCAGTAATATTCTCATAATTCGATTTTCCGTTCAACACATCTTTCCAAGTTGAGTCATAGGTGGCAGGATCCCTAGATTGTACCTTGGGTGCAGGGGCTATATCTTGGGACGCCTCCCCAAAACATTCATCATCGGATATCTTCAAAGCTATCATCCATGCCATCGCCGTATCGTCGTGCCCCGTTATAGCTCTGTAGGTTATTCTACCTGTGTCCGTATAGTCGCGGCCAAAATAATGAAGTTCGTCCCAAAGGACCTTTGAGAAAATCTGCACCTGTCTATGGTAAATCCTTTTATTAGCTAATCCAACCATAATAAGTTTACTTTGATATTGAGTATCCCACCCCAGGTCCCCAGTCATTTTCGGCACTAACTTATCCTGTTTCCTCCACAAATAGATATTCGGATAAGTCTTATTAAGTTCAACAATCACTTCTAATCCGAAATTATTAACCTCAGGACCGAGTTGTGCATTGTTATAAAAATGTCCAATTTTTGCTAAGATCGGTGTAAAATCACACGGAAGAATACGCGCCCTATATTCCGCAACTTGGATATTCGTTCCTCGTTCTATAACTTCCGCAACTGACCAATCACCATCGCTGTGCCCACCCCCAACATCGGCTCCAACATCATAGATTTTTCCTGGTTGAGGTAATGTCCAGACCTCTAATTCCCCCTGGTCATGTTCGTACATCTGTCCTTCTTCAATACGAAATCTTTTAATCGGGGGTTTGAGCATGGCGTGAAGTTCCTTGAGACGTTCTTGTGAAAAAGCGGAACTCTCCTTAGTAATCCACATCTCCTCATAATCCATCGGATAACTTAAATAGAATGAATTGATGTCTCCCTCAAGTTCGTCAAGTTTCCTTCTTCGCCATTTAATATTTTCCGGTGTAAGATTATGCTGTTTAATAATCGCTCTTTCATCAACATTGAATTTTAACTTCTCACCTTTCTCTAAGGGGTCTGAATATTCAGGCAGTCTCCACCATTCGAGAAAATGGAAATGATATTCGCTGTTCCTCCCCTTCTTCTTATCGGCTATCGCTTTATCACATTGATAATGAAACCAATCGGCACCACCCCCAAAATGAGCCGTAGATTCGATAATCCTCACAGTTCCTTTAGCATCGGAACAGGCAGGTATCAGGGATTCTTTAATTGGATCGGAACTCGGATACCGACAAATTTCCGACATATGAAGACAGTGTATCGTTCTCCCAACCCCTAAATGGATATTCTTGGCCTCTCCCACTAAAAACCTTGAATCAAGCCCGGTATCTCTATCTCCAGGTTCCCCTAAAACCATTTCAGAACCTGTCGAATAAGACTTAAGGGGAGGTCGAATATCCTCTCCCATGTTCTTCCAAAAGACATCGTGCATGGAATAAATCCGCTTAACGGTACCTAAATCCTGCGCTACGATAAAGGCATAGATACCATCGAACAAAGACACACGATTCCAAACCCAGCCCGAAGCATGAGTAGATCCACCTGGTTGTCTACACTTGGCAATCAGATCACGGATATAGCCGCGAGTCCGAAGTTGCTCAATATCATCTTTAAGAACAGGGAGTTGAACAGGGTTTGGTATAAAGGGAATTTTAGCTTCAACCCCAACACTCTTAGTCGTTATCTTTAATTGTTGTTGAAAAAAATCAGCGATGCCACGCCAACTACGATAATAAAGGCGCTTGGCAGCAGAGAGGGTCTCTTCAGAATTGAGAATATTGTCGGTAAGTTCAGGCACTACTTAGCATCACGTTTCTCCCAAGTCTTTTTCGTTGTCCGGTCATATGCCGCAACCCATTGCCGCAAAGTAATAAACCCACTAAAACGATAAGAGCCAGCGGCACACCCTCTAACCTCTTCCATCCTTCTCTTCGTCCCACATTTTTTCATACTTCACAAACCCCTCACCAGGTTCTTTTTTCCCCGCCTCAATCTCCACCCCAAGATACATCTTAGTAAACTCACGGAGCCAGTCGAGGATCCTTCTGAACTCTCTTGCGGCATACAGAAACAAGAAGGCTGAGGCAAGAAGGGTGACCGCAGAGAGAAGACCAAGGATAGCGACAATAATGGTAATAGCGGGGGTCATGTTATCGCTCCGATCTCACCCTTCTTTTGTTCTTGAGTTTTCTCTTATGCTCCCGCATTTTTTGTCTTCGCTCTTTGCCTTTGTGTTTATCAAACGGCATGATTACCTCCTTGATCGGATTTTTCTTTTGCGCCGCCTACGGTCGGCCCTAAACTCTCGCGGAGTATGAGTAGCTCCTGAGTCTATGTTCTTTGCCTCAATCACCTTGCCACCTTTGAAAGCAAGGCGAATTCGTTTACCGCTTCTTGTGGTCTTAACTCTGAAGCGTGTACCTTTAAGGAGGGGCATCTATCACCTCAGCGTCAGAAAGATCAACAATCCCAATATTCTTAGTACGCTTAGAGGGCCTAAGTTTAGTACCAGAAAACCAAACAAAAGGAACCCCGGTTGCCATATCAAGTCCACGAGCAGTAGATTGCGAACGAAAATTTATTAATTCAAAAACCTTATTGGGAAGAAACATCTCAGCAGGCCAATTATATGCATTGAGCAACTCGTTCATCTCACACAAATTATTAACCTTGATTTTTACTCGCTCACTCACTCTATCTCCTTTATCCCCGCCAACTTCTTTAATTGCTCCGGAGTCAAATTTAACCCTTCGATGTCCTCCGGTGTAATTCGTTTACGAGAACTACCCCCTGACTCGTGTATAATACGAGCCGGCATGGCGCGGTCGAGGTACTTAAAAAACCAAGCTATCTGAGTACGAATTTCTTCAGGATAATTCTCAAAGAGCCATCGACGCTTTTCTATATCTTCGGGCTTATCGGAGAAAATCAATTCCTGAAGACTGAATCCTTTTACCAAGACAGAATTGATTCTTTCTCTTACATCCTCCCTAGTCAGTAACTTCGGACTAAGTTGAGGAGCTGGTGTATCTGGGGGCCAAGGCATGGGGAGTATTGTCCTACAAACCTATCCAGAAGGCAATATTATCCTACCCTTATCCTTTGGAGGTGGTTTCACGTTAGCACACATAATGGTATTTTGAAGCAAGACCTGGCAAAGCATTAAAGCTTCTAAGGGCTGCAGAATCATGGTCTCTATGGGCCGATCAAACTTAACCCGCACTACCCCAGGGGGCTCTACCCCTACCTTCATGCCTACGGGTCCGCCGGTTTCTTTCCCATCTCCGTTCCCACCTTTGCGCCAGTCGCCGGTCTCGTCTCGGGGCTGCCCCGTGTCGGGGTCGTCCCGGGGCTGCCCTTCTCCAGTCTCGTCTCGGGGCTCTTTGCTATCTTTTTCTCCTGCCATTTCTTCGCCTCACTTTCTAAAGTAAGATTCTTTCTTGCTTCTTTAAATCCTAATTTATGAAAATTCAATCCATGGATAATGACCTTGCCGTAGGTACCCTTAACGATCCTCGGATAGCAGGTACCACAAAGCCATTCAGCAAACATCTCAATCCTCGATTTCTTTCAGTTCCTTATATGATGCAAGCATGGCTACGATATCGCCACCGATAACTGCTTTATCGGCCCTCTGTAACACCTGTTCAATTATTGCTGCACCAAACTTTCCAGGAGGCCCAACAGCTTTATAGTGACCAAGGATCTCTCTGACCCTAGCTTGTTCTTCTGGTAATTGATCTCCAAGTGTTCCCATTCTATCGCTCCTTTCTCATCATCTTCTCCAACACCTCTAAATTCTGCCTACCATACCCATCCTTTGCATCCTTGCGTTTTAAAGCGGCTAATACCTTGCGAGCCTCATCGTATCTTTTCTCGATAATTAGGGCAACGGCAAGGTTGTTTAAGGCATCTGTATAACTAGGATTGAGGCTGACAGCCCTCTCTAAATGCTTCACAGCCAGACCGCTTTGTTTGGATTGCAGCAAGGCGGTCCCAGCGGCAAAATGATAGAGATAATTATAGGGTTCAAGTACTAAGGCTTCTACGACACGGCCTTTTGAAAATAGGTGGTTGCCCCACAGACGCAGGGTGTTGAAGAGGGTGAGGAAGATGAGTACAGCTAAAAAGATGAATAGTAGTTTATCCAAGAAGCCCCCAATCTTTCAAACTTCTTGGTAAATCGCAATGCTCAAACACAGTAGCCTGTGCTATATCTTCGGTAGTTATATCTGGGTACGACTCTTTAATAGCAACGATGGACCAACGATCAATGCTAAGTCTATAAATAAAATTCGTAGTGATCCGAGTATTTTTAATACGGGGTTGTCCCATACAAACACTCGAATCCCACGTAATTCGATCAAAAGTTTTCCTCACGACTTCTTCAATATCTTTTGGGGTAGCCAATCTATCCTTTTCCATCAATACCCCGCCCCGTTATAGACCTCTTCTTCTTCCTTCCTATCCACCCAAATCATTCCAGCTATCATCCAGATAAACGGCACAAAAATCGCATAATGAAGTAAAGACCAGAATAATCCTTCAAGCAAAAATATCCCCAGGGACAATTTCAGCCAGAATCCCATTCGACCAGTGCGAAGTAATAATGTCATAAAGAAAAAGGCCCCGAGTGATCCCAGTCCTATAGGACCCAACTCTCCTACAATCTCCATAATATCATTATGAGCATGTTCAGGTCGCCAACCATGCCGTGCATCTCCATGAATAGGGGATCTTTTGTGGGATCGTGTTTGCCATTGTCCTCGACCGACACCCAGGAAGTTGCTTTCAACAAGCATAGACTGACTTTCTTGCCACCATGAAATGCGTTCTTGCATATTATTTAGATTAATCCTGGGGTTGAAATAGATACTCGTAACTATAATCGACAGAAATACAACAAGACCCAATGACGCCCTAAACACCGTAATGTCTCCCTCTTTTAAATTCCATACAAACCGAAAAACCCAGACCATTGCAACAATTCCTATTGCAAAATACGTTGCAAGGGAAGAAAATAAAATAACGTAAGCGATCATAGAAACTAACGAAAAACTACCGACAAAAAGATGTATATCAACACGAGAAAATCGAATAAAACCAATCGCCAACGGCACTAACCCCCCCAACAACAAAGTAAAGAACTTCTCATTCACCACACTCCAACCAGGCCCCGATACTCGCGGATCTATCTGTATTCCTATAAAAACACTCAACGCTATCAAAAAACCCATTACACAGAGAATCATTACAGCCATGGGCAAGTCCTTAGACTTCAGACAATTCGCTACATAAATAAACAGCGCAATGCCCGATAAGTCCAGAGATAGTTGAGAAAGAAAAAGGTGAGGATTGATGGACCAAAAAGCAGACAAGAATATCGCTCCAATAAAAACAACTAGAGACCAGGGCATAATAGGTCGAGACATATCAAGAAGCGGTACTTCTTTTTTTAACAGCAACATCACTGCTACAATAGCCAGCAACGATAAATAAAGAGTCTTTGGCAATCCAGACGGATCTTGAAGACCGGGGATAAAAATAAAGGGAGTTAGCGCGGCAAGGGCAATAAGAATCATTTTGGCGTCGTTAGGGCATTTTGGGGCATCATTCTTAATTGTTTGATCAGGTCTCCTAGTTGCGATCGTAATCGACCAACTATTTCTTCTGATGACAACTCAAGCGGTGGCGGGTTTTCATAATCCATATCAATACACATATACTTCCTATTCACTATAACGGGGTCGTAGGCGTATCTTTCAAACAATCGAGTTTTCACATCCCAACAATCACCCTCCGTAGACCATCCCGGCTTCAATATCCAAACAATTTTCTTCTCTGGGTCTTGAATCCAGGGCGTGTTGTCAACGAAGATATACCAGAGAAAAACGATGAGTATCCACTTTTTCACGAGGACTTTTCTCCCTCATACCATCCTGGAAACTTCTTCAATTCCACCATGATACTCCTGGGCGTAGCGTAACTCCATGTTTGGTATTTGATCACAAAAACATAGGTCGCATAGCAATAATGCCGGCGGTTTCTAAACATCCAATGAAAATAACATCTCTTTTCTGTTTCCAAATACCACTTTCGCCTTCTCCATTTATGTCTATGAGAAGGTGTAGGAACGTAGTACGAAGGATCGACGTTCTCAATTGTGTCGGGTTGAGGAACGTGAAAACTAAATAAATAAGCCAGATCCCGGTCGTCCATCCATCAATTTAACAATTTGTTTAATCCAACTTCCTTAATCCATTCTATCATTCCTTCTGGTGGATCTGTATTTTCAAATTGTTCCCATTTATAAATCTTAGGCAAATATCCATTAAAAACGGACCTTGGGCTAGTTTCACATTGAGCATACCATCCACTATCCCAACGTTGTCCTGTCCCTATAATTCCACCCCCGGTATGAGTTACAAAAAAACCAGTATTAACCAAAAGCCATCCTCGATATTCGTGTTTGAAGTTGCGATAAAGCAAGGTCTCTACAGTGGATGAATATTGATATGTAGTCGTTAATAGCATTCCGGGAATAAATTGGGGTCCGGTCACTGAAGCACAATTTAAAAATGCGACCATTACAATTGCGAGCATAAACCCTCCTTCGTTCAATTAGTATTGCCCTATCTCACCCTCTGTCTTTCCTCCCCCACTCCCACCAAATCCTTAGTCAAATCTAAACTTCCAATAATCGTATCTAAAGGCCCCGATGTTCTTACTTCAACAATTTCATAGTTATTATTTGTTATCCTTAACATACGACCAGGCCCCTTAGTATTCGGTTCAGCGCGTTCATAAAGAAAATTAAAATCATCTAAAGATAAAATCACCTCCTTACAATTATGTTTTGTTATCAAAACTCGAAATTCCGACAGATTATTAAAGTATTTCGGTACCATAATTATGTCTCCTTCGTTCTTCTTTGTTAAGACTACACCTTATCCCTTATCTTTCCTCCCCCACTCCCACCTCAACCAAAACACAAGCACCGATACCACTATCAAGATACTCACCCCAATAAAACCCTTGATGGTTACGTCGATAACGTCGAGGAGGTAGGCGATCATCCCCTCACTCCATACGCCTCAAGTAATTTCGAGAACTTCATCTACTTGTTTTATTATATTGTCGTGTTCTGACCCTTTGATAGTCAAAGTTGTACCAAGGTGATGGGTTCTTAATAATTTCAACACGAAACGAAGTTTCGATATTTTGGAAAGCAATTCTGTCTCTCTCTTAACTGTATAATGAATAATCTTTCTCATACCGTTACCCCATACGCTTTAAGCAATCTATGGCAGTAGAAACAACGAGTTTCGCCAAATCTATAATCACCATCAAATCTCGTCCCTATTACATCCACTACCTCCTTACCCCCACATGAACACCTCACCCCATGCAGTCGCACGATAGCATTCTCAACACCCGAGATTCTTTCTAGCAAGTGGACTGTCTGGTCCCGAGCCCCCTGCATCTCGGTCTCAGTCCGATCCCACTTGGTTTTGCGGCGGCGATTTTTAATGGTGCCCACTATTTACCTCGTTTACGCTCGATTGTACTGTAAAATCGTTAATAATGGCTCGCTCTTTGATGGTGTTAGATCAATGATTTTGGCTCGCTCCCCTCGTGTGCAAAATCGCTCATCTGGGCTCGCTCCGCAACCTTGTAAAATCCTGATATATGGCTCGCTCTGACATAGTGTAAAATCGTATATCATGGCTCGCTCTATGGGGGTGAACAACCTGTGCCTCTGGCTCGCTCTATTCTTCTGAGCAATCATGTTCTTTGGCTCGCTCCCACAATGTGTTAAATCGGCGACTATGGCTCGCTCAAATGTGATGAATAATCCGTCCTTTTGGCTCGCTCACAGCAGTTGTCAAATCCGCTATCGTGGCTCGCTCCACCTCTTTGCAAAATCTGGCTGCGCGGCTCACTCCTCCTCTCTCCCCACCTTCGTAGCCCCACAATGCTCACAAGCGTAAAAAATCCTGTCACCGTTCTTCTGCAGTCGCTTGTAGTCGTGGGCGCAGTCGTCTGCGAACCCTTTGCCTGAATTAAATGGGTCTACGGTCATGACGACTTGCTTGGGGGTGCTCGGGAGGCAATGGGTTTTTAACACATGAATCATTGGATACTGCGTCTCTTCGCCACAATCAGGGCAAGTGTAAATCTCAAACCCCCCCCCTCCGAAATAAGGTTCAACCCTTACTTTCCAATCTTTCATTTTTTTCATTTATCCCTCACTCATGCTTCAATCCCAACTTATCCATTACCTCGTGGACGGTGCCGAGGACTTCAGAAGTACCGTTATTGGTGTTCTTTAAATAAATCACTGTAACCAAATCTCCTTCTGGCCCATGCTGCCTAACCATTGCTACCTGTGAAGCATCAACGTAAAAAGGACCGTGAGTAGGGTGTTCGAGTTTAACCATGGGCCTCACCCCTCCTCCGGCCCCTCGGCGCACTCGCACTTAGCCACCACCTCCATGCACTCAAACTCTTTAGCTTTCATATTCTGGCTCGTATTGACTTTCGTCCATACCAAAAGTCCACGCTACGGCTTCTTTCGCTTTTTTTACTTCATTAGGAACTTGCAGCATATAAATTTTATTTGTGGATGGGTCTACTACCTGAACGAAACTCAACCTCTGGAAAGTAACTAATTTGCCAAATCGATCCTTGTGAACAACTCTGGCTTTTACGGATTGCAAAAAACGGTCAGCGCCGACTTCTTTAAGAGCACGTTGGCGCAAATCTTGATTTTTCGCCCTGACTACATCACGGGGAAGCAATCTCCACTTCTCTGCCAATTTTATCGCTACTACAGCGTCGCCAAATGGATAATCTTTAAATTCAATCAAATTATTCAGAGTATGATTCCTACAATATCCCTCTAAGACGTGAACACGTTGATCCATTATTATCTTCCATGACTTTGTGGTACCGAGAGGCTTACGCCATAAAACATAGACATCTATAACCTTCGCTAGTCTATATTCAGCATTCTCTGTACGAGAATACAAAAGGTCTTTAATCAGTGACGTATCTATAATTGTTCGTCTGCTGGCCATCAAATTCTCTTTGTCTCCGAACTTCCCACCACCCTTTATCTAAAGCAATTGGACCGTGCTCTTCGTGAACCACCAGTGCCTTTGTATTAACCCAAACCAGCTTTAAACGACTCCCTAGATCAGGTTCATAAATCTCGCCATCGCCTGTTAATTTATGTGCGTGTCCCGTTGCTTCCCCCTCTAAGAGTATCGGGTTGTCTTGCTTACGACCTTGATTCTGGGGTTTTCTCTGCATTTTAATAAACAACAAATCTCCCTGCCTAAATACTTTAGCCATTATGTATCCTCCTAATATTTATCCTTCATCGGGTCCTTCCTCACATTGACACTTCCCCACCACCTCCATGCAACGTAGGCAGATTTTGCTTGGCGAAGAGGTAGATTTATTGATTATTTTATCTACCTGATCTGGTGGCGGGTCCAGATTACTTGGCTTGAATATCGGCGGGCCGGGAGGGGTGTCTGGTACACGGTCTTCGGGTAAGGGCATATCATCCGGCACCACACCAAACGTCTCGTCGTCGTCTGGTTGAGTCTCGGGGATATGGTCACCACTTCCCTCAAATACATCGTTACGCTCTTCGCCTTCCAGGGGTCCAGGCTCAGTCACCCCCGCCTCCGCGGCCCGCGGGTCTACTCCCGCGGCAGCGTACACCCTGGCTTGCTCCTCTGCAGCCAGGGCTTCCCTCTTGGCCTTCTTATCTGGATCCATGGGCCGGCCAGCCGTGCGCTGTATGCGCTCCTCGACCGCTGCCTTGAGCACTGGATCCAGTAGGCCCTTGAGGCCGAGGAATTGGCAAAGGCATTCGGCAATTACTCTTGTGACCGACACCCGTTGCTCTGCAGCGTAGGCCTTGAGCGCGGCCAGGATGTCGAATTCTAGGTGAAGTTGGAAGGGGGTTCTCATGCCAATAAACTCCCGCTATTAAAAACTCTCTTGTTTGCCATCGTTGTGTATTCCTTCTTGAGCTCTATGCCCACGAATGAGCGGCCTAACTTGAGGCAGACCACGCCGACGGTGCCGCTGCCGGAGAAGGGGTCGAGGACCAGGCAGGGTTGAGTAGGCCAGTTATCAGGATCAGCAACATCACTGCCAGGATGGTCTCCATCAAGTCCTGGGCATTTGCAGGTGGGTTGCCAACCGAGGGTTGTGGCCGCCGGAAATGGATTGTCGTGGTCCTCGCCCGACTCTCTGCGGGCCCGGACATTAGCCAGCATCCTTCTCCCAGACGATTGCGGATCCGTTTCTGACCATTTGCCTTCATAATCCTTTGGTGTAATAGACTTCTTTTCAGTTAATCTTTCCCACGGCCCCCCGCACTCAGCACAGCAGCCTTTCTCGGATGTCCCGGCCTTTATGCAGGGCTCGACTAGGGCCTGGGGGAAGGTGGCGAAATGTGCGAGGGGAAAGGGCTGGGTTGCAATATTCCAGACGGAGCGGAGGTTGCGGCCATTGGATAAAATCCGCTGTCCACCGCTTGGAATAAAGTTATATTTCTTATCTGGCGGCCTTTCATCTGTACGTCGAAGCATACTTTCTGCTTGCTCCTCTTTCACCGCATTGGCATCGTAGTAATAACTCGCCGCCTTAGTCAGCAAAAACACATACTCATGGCTACGTGTCGGCCTATCAGTCACGCTCTCGGGCATGGGGTTGGGCTTGCTCCAAATTATGTCGCTCCTGAGATACCATCCTGGCTCATAGTTAGACGGCGGCTCGACTGACCATGTCGGCACATCAACAGGCTGGCGCTGGTTGCAGGCATTACAGAGAACTTTCAGTCGTTCTCTTTTTTCCTGTTCACTTGAAGGTAGGGCCTTATTGCCGCGCATTGATCGACCAGCTTTATTCGATATGTCCAAAGTATAAGCAAGTATCGCCTGGCGCCGCTTAGCAATCAAAAAAGGGTAGACATCTCGAAGTACAGCAACAGCCTGGGTTGCGCTAATCCACCACCCGAAATAGTCCCTTCGACTTCTAATGCCCCGCTTATCGATAGAAGGGCGATCCTTCAGGTTGACCTTTCCGTAACCCGTAATAGATACACAGTAATCGAGTAAAGCTCGGTCCTGATTCCCAGCCGAAACAAAGACTGAATAGCCAGGTTGACATTTGTTTTGACTCCCATGATTCCTTCCAGCATCGCGCTTAATTCCAATCGTCCCTTCACCATCAAGGAAGGCCGCGAGCCATGCACGATCTTTCTCATGTTTAATAGGTCCACAATGGTAAGGCTGTTGCAGGGCCAGGGCTACGCGCCAGGGGATACCGCAGAGGTCTTTGGGTTTGAGGCCGGGAGAATATGATTCCCGCTGCAGAACACTTCCTTTTGCCTTTTCTAGCTTTATCTTGCCACCATCAACAAAACCGTGCCCACCATCACGTTTTTCACCGCCGCCGTTCCAGTAACTATCCCCCAAATTCATCCAAACCGTCCCATCCTTCCGCAACACCCTTCTCACCTCACGGAAAATCTGGACCATATGTTCCACATACATCTCAATCGTCGGCTCCAGCCCGAGCACCCCGAGCCAGGCACCGCAGGGGCAGAAAGAGCCAGCAGTGTGTTTCTGGTGGTTGCCATCAAATCTCCGTGATTCGTCGTTATAAAATCTGTTCGTAGTGCGAGATTTGCCATGTTGTTTGGCTTCTCTTTCGTCGTGACTTTCTTGCCATTCTCCCCACTCATGCTCATGGTCCTCACCGCCCCAGACGGACGGCGGGAGTCCGTAGTCGCGGAGTCCCCAGAAAGGGGGCGAGGTCACCACACACTGCACCGTCTCATCCCCGAGCGGTATCCTCCTCGCGTCACCCTGGATTATTGTCCAGGTCATATCCTCAGCACCTCGGGTAACTCGTCCCTTCCATACTCATTTTGCTAACGTAAACCAACCACGGTCCTCGGCAATTATTTCTTTTGTCTCCCCGCAAGCACAAAGTAACATGCGATATCCAAGCGCAAAACTAGGTCTTTGAACATTGTTATCTTTGTAATAAATTTCTCCCGGCATTACGTTAAAAGTATGCGCGGTTCCTCCTTCCCAACACTGTTTAATTGGCCCTGTTCCAATGGAGGGTAGGTCTTTCTGAGGTTTGTCTTTGTGTTTCTTCATAATCTTCCTCTCATATCCTCAAGACCTGGGGCAACTCATCCCCCGGCTGCCTTCGCCTCCCGTCCCCCCAACTTTGCCCCGCTATCCAACGGCCTCGTAAAAACATCTTCGTGTTCTCCTTGGAGAATAAGTATTTTAGTCCCCTGGCTCCCCCTGCTCCCATTTTTATCAATATCGGGTTGTGTTTAGCCCCTGCGCCGTCCACCACGGCCGTAGGTACCAACCCCCCCTTTTGCACCCACTTGCCCACTGTTCCCTGAGAAACCCCCATAAAATCAGCTATTTGCGTTGTGGTGTACATTCCATCTATCCATTGTGTTTTCATATTTATCTCCTTACTCACATCCCGTGCTCCCCTACTCGTTACCTTACTCACGGCCCCTACGCTTGTCAAGTGTTATTTTACATAAATTGAATTATTATTTGTAGTTGTTTTGAAGCTGTTTTTAGCACGTAAAAAGGGCCAAACTACTACAACACTTTCTTTAACAATTTTAGATAGTTGCCTCTCTTTTTGATGCTTTTTGAAGCCTTGTATCAATGTAGAAAGCGTGGATATACTCCTGCCCTATATGGAATGAATTAAATATATGGGGGTATGTAACATATGTTTAATTAGTTTCTCCTAAGAGAAAAAAGAAAGATACTACTACTACTACTACTACTACTACTACTACTACTCTCTCTCTCTCTCTTAGAGAGTGGGTTAAGTTACTGAAATCGTTGATGAATAATTCGTACATTCAATGTATTGATATTCAATGTATTATTTCCCCCCTGTGTCAAAGTGTGGTAGTTGTGTCAAATCGCTTATAAGTTGTTGAAATCGTTGGGGTCAATTTCTACATTCTGTAGTCGTGGTGTAGTAGTTGTGGTAGTTTTGTGGTGGATGTGGGGGTTTCTACGTTTAGGTCTACCTCCCTAACCCGAAAAATTGTCAAAATTGCTGAAAATTGAAAAAATTATAGAATTTTTGTTTTTGTGAGCTATGCGACTATATACGACCCCTTCATGCGAGATTTAAAGGCCGGGGTCTCGCGGCCACGCGACGGGGTTCCCTGGTCAAGCGTTGGGGTTCGATGTGCCACGCCCTGCGCTCGCTGCCTTGTGGGATGCAAGCATAGTGCCCCTAACTGTGTGGAATGATTAAGGAATATGGACCGTTGGCCCCTGGTGCGCGGTGTCAATCCTTTGGTGGGTTGTGCGTCGTGCATTGACCGTTGAGGCAGGGGAGACAGGCTGGGGGCTTGGTGTCTTGATCCTGGTGCGCTGCCCGAGCAGCTGCCTCCGCCTTCCGACGTGCAAGGGTCCGCATACGAGTAGCAGATCCTTTAGCCCCATCACCTTTACGTCTATTCCACCATCTCTGAGGGAAGCTATCAGGATATTGGCCTTCATCTGGTATCTCAAGCCGGAGTAGCCTATCAACTTCATTAGACTTCAGGACACGTCGGACCCGATGACCATTAACAACATACAAGGAAGCAATAGCCCTCCCCGTTTGAATCCACTTCTTGATAGTAGACTCACTCCGGCCCAAATATCGTGCGGCTTCAGGTATTAGGAAAAACGCTCTATCATTATCCATCTTCACCACATCTTACCTTATTTTGCTCCCCACGCAACAACCTGCACCAAGTGCAACAAGGCCCCGAGGTATTGACCCCGAGGCCCTTGTTACTTGCTATGCTAGGCCACTTTATTCTGGCCACATGATGATCACCTCCCTTCTGCTTTAGCAATTATGTCCATAGCAAAAGCGCTTGACTCACATCCCTTACAATCTGAATGCTCATCTAGCAATGCTTTGCAAGCCTCCAGCAACTCCGGAGCCGCCGCGATTAGACGGGCGCTGGCTTCCACATTCCCGTGAGTATGATATGGATTAGCAATTACCATACTTCCGTTGAGGTTAACTATCTAATTCGCGCTATTTACTTTCCACGGTCCCTCAGTATGTTTCATTTCTCCCCCTTCCTTAACCGCTTGGCCTCAAACACCGTGACACCAATTAGCCATACATCCTCGTCAATCGCCGCCATAGGGCAGTCGTGCTCTGTCTCAAGTAACTGGCCTGGGTCGGCAATGATGATAATATCTTGACCGCAGTCGGCGCAGATCATAATTGCCCCCTATTCCCAATATGTCCCACCAAGAGCGCCGCGTACTTTGACTAGGCCACAATCTCGCATTATGGCATCATGCTCACGCCGGCGATTTTTCGCCCTTTGTCGTGCAAGGGTTTTTTTATCTTCTGCCGCTTCGCACACGTGGCAAAGATTATCCCCATCCTTCCCGTCAATCTCTATCCCGCAATTCTCGCATACTTTCATATCTTCCCCTTATAGCCTCCCTGCCTTCCGGTCAGGTCTTACGGCCCTATCATTATCTAGTAGCACAGCCCATTTGACTTGTCAAGCTTTATTTTCATCTCAGGTGATTTATCTCCATCTCCAGGTATTTATTTTACCCCTATATATGACGACTATTCTATCTATACTCATTTACTTGCTATAGATTCCATCTATGTCATGCCGCAAACCCGTGCCAGGCTTGACCGCGCGCAACCTTGAGATTACTCCCCTACCCCTAAAATAAACTGCTCTTTTCGCTTGACAAGTAAAATGGAAAGAGAGTATAAGGATAGGGAGAAAGGAGAAATCTTATGACTGATCCCATAATGGACAAACTCAAAAAGCTAATATCCCATCAGGAAAGCGCCGCTGCTATCGGATCAATGCAAGAGGCAGAGGCCTTTGCGGAGAAGATTTCCGAGTTGCTTCTCCGCCACAAACTTGAGATGTCCGACGTTGAGTTTTACGAGTTTGAAGTCAAGGAGCCGATAGACAAAGAGAAGATTGACCTCGGGGAGCTAGGTATCAAGCGGACTCACCGCCGCATACCGTGGCAAGAGTTCCTTGCGGGATATGTAGCAAGGGCTAATTTCTGTCGGACCCTTGTTAGTAGCGGATCAAACAATATCTGGTTTGTCAGACGGACCTCAGACCGGCAAGTCTGTGCCTACCTATATGGATACCTCGTAAGGACTATCACGGCGGAAATGAACCGGCAGTATTCCAGGGCCGGCAGGGCGGGGGAGAATATCGACGGCTTCAGGAAGGGGTTTATTGATGGGGCCATTGCCAGTCTAGCCAATCGCCTTCAGGCTCCCCACAAGAAGGCAGAGGAGATGGCCGAGCTAAACGGGGACAAACGAGCCCTGGTCATTATTCAGACTGCCAAGCAGGAGGTAGACGCCTTTATCAAGGCAACTTGCAAGGGGTCTGCTGGCGGCATCGGAGGGAGCACCAGGACCTCGGGGTCCAATGGTTACAACCGAGGAAGCCGGTTTGGCGCGGACGTGTCACTAAACAGGTCAACCGGCAGGATCGGCGGATCACAGGGCAAATTGACATAAAACGGCTCACGAGGATCGCTCAAGCTTAACGATAAGGCAAGGGGCAAGGGTATAGGAAGGGGAAGGAAAAATGAATAAACAGAAGATGGTTGAAGAGGAAAATAATCAGAACAGGTCAGATGAACAAAAGATCTTAAGGGAAATTGCCTCTCTGTATGTTTCACGAATAACATCGCGGATTAAGGGTCATACTTGCCCCAAGATCGACGATAAGGCAAGGGGCAAGGGTACAGGAAGGGGGTAAAATGAGCAAACTTAAAATTGTAGTCGCTTCTATCCTAATTAGTATTATTATTGGTGCGGTATGTTGGTGGATAGCTGGAGAGATCCTACAGCGGTGGCCGGCGATAGCGTCCGTGGCCACTGAGCCAAGAATCTATCGCCTCCAATTCGGAGCGACGGTTAATAAGTTCATGGTGATCGACAACCGCCTCCATTTGATCGTTCCGCTCCCCGTGACCGGGGAAAGCGGAAAGGTAATCGAGATTGATAAAGTGAGCAAGAAGGCGAGGAAGGGGAAATGAGCCCTGCTCAATATCAATTGATTGAATATACTTGGGCATTTGGGAGGCATAGCAATATCCCCGAGTGTTGCATTGAGTTTTTTGTGTCAGGAGAATATCTCGAATATATCAAAAATGGGTATTCGACGTTAGGGTGGCGCTATATGCCATGCCCAAAATGTTTAGGTGAAAACAATCAAGTCGAACTTCACTATTGCACAAATCAATGCAGCGCTTTTCTTAAATCAATCAATGGCTCAAGTTTATTTATTGAAACACTAATTTAGGGGGGGCATCATGCAAGAAATTACATTCTGGGCTGTGGTTTTCATCTGGTGGTTTGTGGCGGCGCTGGTGGTGAGCATTATCATAGGGGGGCTATTCGATGACATGGGGAGAAGGGGATAGGCGCAGCGACCAACGGCCCACGGGGGCGGGGGGGGCAAAGATGATTGCAAAGCAAAAGGATGAATTTCATAGTGAGAATCAGGCAAGGGCACAGCTTGAATCAATTAAAGAGATGATCGCGGCTCTTGATTTAGCAGGTGAGGATGATAACGCGAGAGATGACGCTTATCAAATTATCCAAGAAGATCCCCTCAGTGTTGAGGTAAGGTCTGATTGGCATAGTCCAGGCGATAGAGATACTGAGACCGCAGAATACAATATTTTGCTCTGTACCGGCGGACCTGCTTGTCGAATAGTGGGGGAGCTTGACAAATGGGCGCAACCCGAAACAGCCAGCATCGAGCACCAAGATTGGGGTACTCCCTGGACAAAATACCCTCTCAACCGAGAAGATGAGGCGATTGTTGTCCGTTATGCTCAATGCTTTTACTTTGGTGAGTAACCCCCCTCCCGGACCTCCGGGGACCTGGGGCGAGCTCACGAGCCCGCCCTCCGGGGCAACGCTCCCGGCCCCCGGTCGTGTGGGCTAGGCGTTAGGGATAAGGGGGGATTATGGAATGCGAGAAATGTGGTTTACATCTTGAACCTGGGTCCGAGAGGTACACGGTTGAACTCTGCCCCCTCCACGAGGCGGCGGGGGAGTTGCTGGAGAAGTTAGAAAAAGCGGGGAGGATGTTGAATCTACATGTTGGAGAGTTTGAAGACCCGAACGCAGTTTATCTTGAGTTAGACATTGAAACCCTTATTGCCAAGGTTAAAGGCGAAAGGGTAGAAGGAGAAAAGACATGAACGACTATCGCGTTATATGGGAAATTGATTTGTATGCCGAGACACCCAGAAAAGCGGCTCAATTAGCTTGGGATATTCAACACGAAGAGAGTACAGCCGATCATTTTGAAGTGATTGACCAAAAGACGGGGAAATCAGTAGAAATTGATTTGTCAAAAGAGCGGAAACTGCCGCAAGTGGGGGGGGAGGAATGACACCACACGACAGACTCATAGCCCTCCAGCTCACCCTAGAGGGCCTCACGTTAGGGGAGATAGGACAAAGGCTGGGGGTGACTCGGCAGAGGGTCCACCAGCTTCTCAAGCCGCCGGCGGCCATAGTGCAGGAGGTCATGGCCAGGACCAGGGGGATCTGTGAAGGCTGCGGGATTATCGCCCGGCCATATCACGTTCATAGTAGAGATATAGAGGTAGAGATTAACGAGTATCAAGGGGCAGGGGTGTTGAGATTGCTGTGCATACCGTGTGCTAGGCAAGCGCATCAGGGGAAGAGGAGGGGGGGATTATGATTGATATAGACAAAATACCAGCAGGCAGAGAGATGGATAAGCTGATGGCTGAAAGAGTGTTTGGTTCGATGGTTAAAGAAATCGACCTCCATCCTAGCGATAAATTCGCCTACCATGACAAGCTGTTTCTGTTCTCGAAATGTTGCTGTGATAGTATGCGGGAACATGAATTCAGAGATAAACATGATGAGCAACAGCTAGGCATATCAATAAAACAGCGTGAAATATTCGAAAGAAGGCGACAGGGGAATTGGGTACACGGTCATCACCGATATTGTTTTGTACCGCTAGGGTATTACTCCATCTCCATCTCCGCTGCTTGGGAAATTATAGAAGCAATACGCAGAATGGGGAATCGCAATCTTTTAGTCATTCAATGGAGTAGTCAAGAATGGGATGTAAGTTTTTGTTATGTAAATGGTAAATCCATGGGCGTAGGAAGAGCCCCTACCGCTCCTCTTGCAATCTGCCGTGCTGCTTTTAAAGTAGTCAAGGAGAAATAAAGAAGGGGAAGCAATGATAAAAATAATTGTTCCAACTGGAATGTTTGGTAAAAATAAACACGATACTACGCTTGATAGAGTTCTTAGAGAAATATCTATAAAATGTCCAAAGACGGGAGAATGGACAGAGAAATATGGTGCAACCTTTGAGAGTGATATTTTCCTTATTCATCCTTTTTGTTGGTGCGAAAAAGAGTCTTGTTTATGGTGCTGCGGGTGTAAATGCCCAAACAACGTTGAATATTATTTGGATGGTAAGCAAATAGAGGATTGGTGGGAAGCCAATGAAGCGATTCTAGGACCGTGGAAATTAAATAAGGACGATGAAGAAACCGCTGAGTTTAATCGTCGCATTGAAGAGCGTGATCGTCGATTGATAAAGATTTATTCTGAAGTCATTCATACATGTAGTCCTCTCGGTTTAATGGAGAATAGGAAGAGAGGAAATACATGGATGCCCCCACAAACCGCACCTAACTTCTGGTATAAACTAACTGGATTCAAAGTATGGTGGTATAAGTGGATAGGTAGGGACATGGAAATTAATCGACCAATATTACTCAAGGGATGCCAAGATATGTATACAAAATGTATAAATTCTTTCATCTAATACTAATTCTTCTCTTAGTTCCTTTAATTACAATTTCACACGTCCATCCTGTTAATGCAAATACTTTTTTGTAACACCCCCAGTGGTATTTGGCAGGATTTTCCATCTTGATATGAGAAGGAATAGAAGAAGGACTACACGGACCCCAGCCGTTAGTTTGCCAAAATCTTATCTTTTCACTACAAAAAGGACATTTTTTCATAGCTTCACTTTTCTAACCCACCCCCCCCACATGCGTCGCCGTCCACCCGCCAATCTGCTCGGCTATCTCGGCGATCCTGACCCATACGAGGCAGATTTGCTCTTTAGGAAGTTGACAGCGGCACCTTATACCGTCTGGATTGCCTGGGCAGCGTTGGCCTTGAGTGTAGAGATCATCCCAAGCTCTAACGCCCTTGAGATAGCGTAGCCAGAGGTCAGCGGAGACGCCCTCGGGGATTAGGTCTTTTGGGTAGGTGAGGATATCTAAATCCATTAATGTTCCCGCCCCATTGGCATATCATTCTCGTTTAATCTGGCCTTAACATACCCCACGGATTCTTTAACATACATAGTCATTACAGAATCGCCTGTCCAACCATTGGCAAGAAGGGCAAACTCTATCAATGTTCCCTTTTTCTCTTTAGAAATACGCAAGACCCAATCACGGTTAATATGCCACACCCGGCCCTGTGTATCAGTTACTCGAATCAACTTCATCTTCTTCGCCCCCCGGTTCTCTCTCGTAATCAATCCACCCCAGCCCTAATACGCCATACATCGGATGAACGGCATACATGCCATAAGCCGTGATTTTAGTATGACGATTCGACCAGCCTTGAGAGCAGGCAGAGAGAAAAAAAACCACTAAGATTAACAGGCCAATCCACAAAAATAAAGATTTCATTATTCTATCCTCCTTTTGAATCCTTGAGGGCTTCATCGATCATTGGCAATACCTCCAGGCGACCCACCTGATCCCTGTGTCTTATGCCTCGCTCTTCTAAGTATGTACGAGCCTTCTCTAACGCCTCGCAGAGTTTGTCTTTCCTAGCATATAAATTAACCACATCTTGATAGGATGCCGACCATCCAAAATCTCCCTGTTTAGCGATATTATTTGTCCCACCGAGAGCGGCTACGCTGCAACCGGCTAGTTGGACTTGCAACTTCTCATTCTCAGCCTTCAGCCGCTCGACTTCATTAACATGATCGGCCAGCAGTTTGTGTTTAGCCTTGAGCTGACCGTCCAACCTCTCCACTTCGGCCTTCTGATGGCGAAGTTCAATCATCATTGGGTCACCTTCGCTGCCAATGGTTTCTATTTGGGCGTTAAGTCGCTCGACTTCCCTCTCTAATTCTAATCTTCTGGTCAATTCATGCTCACCTGATATTGTCATCACTCACCTTCCTTCACCGACCACACGCCCTACTTCACCAACCTCAATTCCGCAAAAACAATACACAAGCTAATATCCAACAAATACCGAAACCTAAAACAAAGCCAAGCAGAAAATCCATTTAACTTTTTCCCTTCACCGGCCACAACAGATACAATCCGGGTCTGTGCAATCGGGAACATGATTCCGTTCGCGATGCTCCTGCGCCATACTCGGATTGACTGGCGGTAAGCCAGCTCTAATCCGGTGCATTACCCGTTGTTTGCTATGCGCGATAGCCTGTTTCCATTCCGCTTCATCCTCCTCTGTACCAACAGAATGTTCTTCTAGCTGGTTCAACGTACATAGATCCAATAAATCTTGATTGTCATTCTTGCTCATGTTTTCTCCTTCACCGGCCACATACTAGCCACAAACTCCACCAAGCAATCCCGATGAGAATTAGAATTAATGTAAATATTGCTAAGGTAAGCATTTCTTATTTCTCCTTCCCCGGCCACACGCCCTCCAAGTCCAGCTCGCGGAGGGCCTGGGTGTGCCAGTCGTTGTCAGTCCACTTATAACGCTCATCCGATTTATCTGAATCGCGGTAGTCAAATTGGTAAAATTCTACTTCCAGTCGCTTAGCCCTTTCCTCCACCACGGCATTGAGGAGGAAGGCGATATCCTTGTCTGCCTGAAACACAGTTACGTTGTGGACAGCACTAAAGGATAGATTACTGGCGGTTTTCTTCGCAATGTTTCTCAGGTCGGTCATGGCTTCACCCCTTTGCGGATTGCGTCGCCTCTTGATGATTCAAACTTACAAGGCTCGCAAGTGACTCGGACACCCTCTCCGTGTCCATCCTCATCTCCGGTGTATTCCCCACAAACTTGACAAAGACACCCTTCGTCAATCATATCTGTATAATCACTCATATTATTTATTCTGACCCGCTGGCCGCGATATCTCGGCAGGCGGGAGGAGTCGAACCTCCGATCAATTCCGGTCGTCACCGACGTTTTTAGACGTTCCGGCTCACCTTTTTCAGCGGGTCAAGATATAATCAACTTATTTGGTTATCTCTTGACATGCCGTATTCTCAAAATTCAGTCTTGCAAAATCGGGTCTTAATTTTAAGGCAGCTTTATCGTAGGCTCTTGCAGCTTCTTCTGCTGTCTCAAAACTTCCTAGTGAATATGATCGCTTGTTATGTTCAATTCTTGCTTGCCATTTTTTGTTTCTAGAGTCATAGCTAACTCCACGTAATGACCATAGCTTTCCTTTCTTAGGAGAGTTCCACCCGTTTTGTTGATGAGTACAAATCCTGAGATTTAATCGTCTGTTATCCAAACTGTTTCCGTCACGATGATCTACTTCCATAGTATTGGGTGGATTCATAACTAAACGGTGAATGCTCACGCTAATATCACCAAATAAACCACGGACATAATAGTTTCCCGTGGTCCGTGGATGCGCCCACCAATATCCTTTTAGTGTTGAAACAATCGAAAGATCTTGTAAGTCTATAATAGTCTCTAAAATGTCTTTGGATCTTTTTCCGAGATAAATTACAATACGATTTTCTAACACTTCGTAACGATTCTTCATTTTTATGTCCTCAGTTTATCGGGTCAAAGGAGACGACGGGAGCCACCGCCTAAGACGGTACTTCTAGCTCCTACTATATCGCCTCCATTCACACGCCTACTATAGTTCCTCTCCCTCATCCTCAAGAGCTTAAAGTCTCACTTTGACGCCCTGTGAGACCTCGCCGCCCTACGCGACTGCGCCCCCTGTAGTGACTGAGGTATGTTCACCTGTGAATAATACTTCCGCCAACCCTTTTTCTCCCCACCTTTCCGACCACCTTCAGTCATTCGTCGCCTAGTTTTAGCACCGTGCTTGCCGCCCCTTTCTAATCGACCAATAAGGCCTTTAACCACAGGACCAAGGACATAATAAGAGGCGTTTGAGGCATTGCGCTTGAGAATTTTTGCCCTGAAGGCTTCGGATCCGTCCTTGTCCCAGCATTTAAAAGGGACAGCGCCTATTTTGCCATGGACGGCATCAAGGGATACTATCTGACTATCACCCATTTTGAGTTTTATCGTGGGCATCGGCTATATTCTCCCAATATCGTTGGTCGAAATCTAATCTACAATCTTCGCTACAAACAACCTTTAAAACTTTGGGTCCAATACGAGAAGCAAAGGATACGGTTCCTCCTGGAATAACCTTTCGGCATTCGCTGCATTTTCGTTCATAGTGTACTTTTTCCGATTGAAAGGGAATATACACTCGGCGTCGCACTATTCTTCCTCCTTCGCCGCATCATAAATATCCATTTTTGAGGATTATTGTTGTCATTTTACATACCAAGCAATACACCAAAACATTGAGTTTATGATCCAGGAGAATACGGCCCAGTTTGCTGCTGCGTAAGCGAGTACTAGCCCACTTACGCTACAAGTCATGATAAAAATGAGTAATAAATTGTCCACATTCATTTCACTCTTCCTCCTTCGCCGCATCATAAATATCCATCACCAGCTCATCCTGATGTGGATCAAGTATCAAGCATCTGACATTATGGCCACCCACTCTAACGCTCCGGGCTTTTTCAACAAAACAGTCTTGCTCTGCAAACTCCTCTAGCAACGTAGTCCGCTTCCAGGTCACCTCCTGCCCCTGTTGCCTTTTCAGTGTTTGATACGCGCCATACGCCCCCTGAAAATAAATCGCCAGGCACCCCGAGACAGCCCTGACTGAAGTGTGATAAATCTTATCTTTCAATTCTTGGAGTCCGAGTAAAAACTGGTGAGTTGGTTTATCTACTTCTTTCTCCTCATAACTAGCTTTTCCGTGTCCAACGACAAAATCAAAAAAATCCCGGTGATTCTCTCTGACTATTTGATCGTATAGGCCCATCACAATCGCATAAGTCACCGAGGTCCTATCATCCACACCTTGCCCACTTAAATGCCCCCGCATTTTCTTGACCGCAATGACTATATCGGGATATTTTCGATAAAACTTATTAACTAGCCCCGGCAATATCCCACTCATCTCAGCCCTCATGGCCTGCAACTTATCAAAATTCACCCCGCTACGCTTTTTCTTTAGTCTAATTGTGATAAACCGCGTTTGCAGAGCAAGGTCGGTCGGGGTGTCTTGCCCAGATACCATGATAGCTGCCCGGATAGACCCGCCCCGGACCCCAAAGTCCTGCCTAACCCCCTTGAGCCCCATTTGTCGGTCATAGGCGGATCGGAAGAAAGACTCCTTGCCCTTATTCTTATCTGAGTTACGATATTCATCTAGCCAGAAGGGTAGGGAAGAATAATAGAAGGACCCACGCTCCAGGCCAACCTCAGTACCGACCGAGAACGAGTAGCCCCGAGTAGTGAGTCCGGCCATCGCGGAAAGCCACTCACAGAGAGTCGTCTTGCCCGATTGAAGTTGGCCGGTAATAAATAACAGAGGAAATGTATTACTAAAGATTTGCGACAAATGATGGGCAAAAAAGGAGGCAATTACCCACGCACACGCTAGGCGAATCTCCATATTACCCGAGTAATTCTCCTCCATCAGATCAATCAGCCCGCATGGGTCCATATTCACCTTAGATAAGCTCGGAATATCCCCACTACCCTCACTATCCCCCTGATGAAATTGGACAGCCTGCCAGCCCGTCAGCCCACGCCAGACTACCCCCTCTGAGTCACATTCAAGACGATTACCCTGTGGATCCAGCCCCCCGTTGCGAAATAAGTACAAGCCAGCTTCTTTGACCCACCCGCAATGGTCGGGTCGATATACAGCCTTGCCTATTTCCCTAGCTGTCTCGTACTCGATTATCGACTCTAAATCATGGGCCGTTCCTTTGAACTGATAATTGCCCAATTGAAAGCATCTTTTCTTAAAATTGACAGGGTGATTCAGATCCTCCCCTTTAAACAATGCCCTGGAGATCCCCCCTCCTACGTTATTGGCAAGATTTATCTCACGGGTACAAACCTTCTTAGCATCAAAAATATTATTTTCGATTGCCATTGTGAAATTCGTTATCGGCGTATTGATAAATGTTCCATCTTTCTTTTGCCGTTGCACCCAATAGCGTGATCCAAAATCATTAATAGTTGTCCCAATTTGTGACTTGATTAATCGCCTCTGAATGAGCCCTGCAGCATCTTGCGGCAACGTCTTAAGGTATTTAGTCGGCTCGTATCGCTCCCGTAGTACCTCGATAGCCATGTCCTGACGAGATTTACCCATGGCAAGAGCGCCGTCCAGGTCTATCTTGCCATTCTGCATCCAGGCAACAGGTAGGATCCCAATAGTGGTCTCATATCCATCTTCTCTGAGTTTCGTCGCCATTAGGTAGGCATAGAGCTGGGTGTCCCATCGATCCCAATAATGGGGCTTATAGAGCGGATAGGCTGGGTTATCCTTGACCTCATTATCAAACACCACGCAAACTGAGGTAACATCGTGGGATTTGAGGGTGTCAGTAAGCAAGGAGTAATTCTTACCACTCGCAGCCGATACCCCAGCAATACCTATGGCGGAGAAGCCCCACTGAAAACAAGCAGCAGCCTTGAATTCAGACTCTGCTAGGATAGTGAAAGACTGCAAGGACCCTGGGCAGTAGACGGGCATCTTGAGACCATGTAGGGCATCTTTGTGGGGGCGGATATAGGTAACTTGGCCAGAAGAGTTAAAATATGGAATAAGAATATTTTCACTTAATAGCTTCTTGGTAGGTCCAAGGTCGTCCACCAGGCCCGCTTCTTTGGTGCGCTGAAGGTCAAACTTGTCTTTAACAGCTAACAAGGCTGGCTCAAGGTGGGGGCCACATGATCGAAAGCGGCAGCGGTCAATGGTCTCATCGGTAAAACCACGTTTGGTCTTTAGGTGTTGCCTGTGGTCTGGTAATAGCTCAATCATGTCAATAAAGTGGCTATAGATATCCGCATATGGAGCCGAGTCCCGCTTATCGTCCGCCATCCCCGCCTCAACAGTCAGTAGCTTTACAAAGGCCGAAGTCTATAGAAATCCAACATTTCTTTCACATCATCAACAC